AATTTGACACAATTACAATATAGAGAAGAAGATGGCCGACCGCTGAGTCAGGTTATCCGTAGCAGACTTAAAGACAATAACAAACGTTTTTGGGCTGGCGACAACATTAGCGAGTACATTAGTGATGTTGAAAAAGACGCATTAATTAACGAAGCAACAGCAGCGTTCGAACAAGTGCTAGACAGCCTGATAATCGATCGCGAAAACGATCCCAATAGCAAAGGTACTGCAAGACGACTTGCCAAGATGTACTACAATGAAATTATGGCAGGTAGATATGACCCAGCACCAGACGCAACAGCATTTCCAAACGACTCGGCAGACCGTTACGAAGGTATGTTGGTTGTTCGTAGTGAGCTTCGCAGTATGTGTAGTCATCATCACCAACCCGTTAGTGGCGTTGCTTATATTGGCATTATTGCTGCCCAGAAACTCATTGGACTCAGCAAGTACACAAGAATCGCACAATGGTGCGCACGACGAGGTACTCTCCAGGAGGAACTTTGCAATGATATTGCTCGGGAAATCTCAAAAGCAACAGACTCCGAAAATGTAGCTGTATACATTCAAGCTGTACACGGATGCTGTGAGAATCGTGGCATCATGGCACACAGTAGCCTAACACAAACGACAGTGTTGCAAGGATCGTTTAAAACAGATTCTAGTGTCAAGAAAGAATTCTTCGACAACATCAAACTTCAACAAGAATTTGCACCACGCTAAGGATCATATATGAAGTGGCTACTTAATTGGTTAGCACGACACGATCGTAAACGCATTGTAATGGACCGAATAAATGACGAACCCTATCTCGAACGATATTACCTTTTCCTTAAGGACCGAACTTGGTTCCCCTTTAATGTGTTCCTTCATAAATTTCTTAAGTCAGACCCCGATGATGTGCATGATCACCCATGGTCTTATTTTACATTAATACTAAAAGGTGGATATTATGAATGGCTTCCGCAATTTGACAGCAATGGTAACAAAATCAGTGAGCTACAAGTTTGGCGAGGACCCGGCCATTTTCGTGTATCTCGCGCTACTAGCTATCATCGTATTGAGCTTGACCCTAGCGTAACTTGTTGGACTTTGTTTATGCCCGGGCCGCAGCAGCGCGAATGGGGTTTCTTGAGCAAAGGTCATTGGGTACAACACGAAGAATATCTTAGTAGCCGGGCTAGAAAATGATATATTTGCCACCAGGATGTAGCGTCAACTACCCGATTTATATCGAGATTAAGGAAATGACCAATGCCATTGTAGATTGGTATAAACTAATCGGCGGTTCGGTTACTATAGATGAAACTTACGATAATCGCGGTCGCAAAAAAGAGCGCGAGTTTGTACAATATGGCAAAGGTAAGAAGTGCCATTATCGTGCAGATGGTTCGAATGGTATTCGATTACACTTTGCCGGCGAAGATGCTAGTGTAGCCAGCATGTTCATAATTAAATTTATGGATGTTATTGAGCAACATAATCTTAGAGAACAATCCGAGCGAGCATTATTTGGATTAAATTAACAGCGGCCTTTCTGGCATTCATCCCGCTATATAAATTCTGCAAGCCTATGCTATAATTAACATAGGAGAAAAACATGGCAAATTCATCAACCGGCGACTTAATTCGCCACTTAGAAGAAAACTTAGAAAATCACAAACCAGTCGTATACAAGTACACGTCAACTAAAGAGTATCACGATGCTTTCCCTTGCGCATATCGTCAATGGCGGGCAGACTCTCACTGCAATTTAATTCATGGCTATAGCTTTAGCATGAAGTTCTATTTTGGCACTAACGACTTAGATGTTCGCAATTGGGCAGCTGACTACGGTGGATTAAAAGAACTCAAGAAGACCTTAGAAGATCAATTCGACCATACATTGATTGTTGCACAAGATGATCCAGAAATGGAGACTTTTAAATTGCTGCAAGAAAAGAATATGGCTAAGATCGTTGTGCTACCTAAACTAGGGTGCGAAGGCCTTAGCGACATGCTGTACAAATATGTTAATGGCGTTTACATTCCCGAAATGTGGGGCCCACATGAAGCGGAACGCTTGTGGTGCTATCGCGTAGAAGTTAGGGAAACACAAAGCAACATGGCCTTCCGTGAAGGGCACCGTGAATGGAACGAGGATTTGTTTGCATGAACGACGGCCTAGATGATGAACAAGCAAAACTAGGAGGCAGGATCTTGATATGTTTGATCCTGTTCTTTACTAGCCCATTTTGGGTAGGATACTTACTACACGTTTTTGAAGGTTAAATGATGAAATTTAAATTAGGTGATTTAGTTAAAAAAGTTTCCGGGTCGCAGTGGCACGGAACTGTAGTTGGTACATACTCAACTGAGTTAACACCCGAGGGCTATGCTGTTGAGAGTTCTACCGAGCGTGGCTCGGTACAGATTTACCCTGCAAAAGCCCTTGAGCTTTGGACTAAGGAGTCGCAATGAACGTTATTGCACAATTTTATTGGGACTGCGGTCGCATGGGCGATGTTGACGGGCTCTTTGTTACTACTAAAGAGGCACTGGCAAAAGCATATGGCAAAGAAGTGTACTTTGGCGAGATCTTAGGCAAGCATTCCGAAGTAGCTGGGACACTAAACGAAAGTGATATCACAGTCCTCACAGAAGACCAAGACTTTATTACAAAGTTTATTGAGATTATGGGCGACGGTACACTGTCCGGATATAACCCGTTGGAATATCTACAGGATGAAACTGATGATGAATAAACGAGTTACAGAAGCTATGGACCTCTTGCAAGAAGAGTGCGGTGAAGTTATAGTAGAAGTTAGCAAATGCAATCGCTTTGGCCTAAATACTCTACACTACAAAACTGGTGTAGAGCATAGAGCTATGCTAGAGCAAGAGATTGGCGATGTTCTAGCATTAGTTGATGTGCTAATGGAAGAAGGCATTGTTAGTCACGCTGGCTTACTCGATGCCAAACTGAAAAAGATTGAAAAACTCAAGAAATGGTCTAAGTTATATGAGCAAAATTAAAATAGCAGAATTATTTTACAGCATTCAAGGCGAAGGGCGTTACATGGGCGTCCCTTCTGTGTTCTTGCGTACTTTTGGATGTAACTTCAAATGCGCAGGATTTGGTATGCCACGTGGAGAACTGAGCAACGAAGCAGAAACGGTTGCTAGAGAGCATGCGATGTTGCCGTACAAAGACTACAAAGAACTGCCTCTAGTATCCACTGGCTGCGACAGTTACGCTAGCTGGCACCCAGACTTTAAAGAACTAAGCCCAATGCTGACTAGTGATGCTATTGTAGATCGCACAATGGAAATCTTGCCAGGCAATGAGTGGGGCGATGCACATCTTGTTATTACCGGAGGCGAGCCATTGCTAGGCTGGCAACGTGCTTATCCAGACTTGCTGTCACATCCTAAAATGGCAGGCTTGAAAGAGATTACTTTTGAAACAAACGGTACTCAAAAACTAACTCCAGAGTTTTATAGCTTCTTGAAGGAATGGCGTCACGCTGCGCCGTTTGAACGAGAAATCACGTTCAGCGTCAGTGCTAAACTTCCTTGCAGTGGCGAGAAGTGGGAAGATGCTATTTGCCCGGAAATTGTAGAAGAATACGAAAAGGTCGGAACTACGTATTTGAAATTTGTTATTGCCACCGAACAAGACTTTGCCGATGCAGAGTGTGCCATTGCTGCATATCGTGAGGCAGGATTTACAGGGCATGTTTATCTAATGCCAGTAGGCGGCGTGGAAACTGTTTACGCACTGAACAATCGCACAGTAGCAGACTTAGCTATGAAGCACGGCCTGCGATACAGTGATAGATTGCAAGTGCCGCTCTTCAAGAACGAATGGGGCACTTGATTAAAACAGTCAGGTACTATTACGATATTATGACAGAGTCATACGATCCGTTTTACGAACGTGCCGCGTGGTCGCTAACATTTGCTTGGCGCCCACGTCGTTGCGAAATATCTAACAAGCTACTTTGGCTCGAGCATGCATACTGCGGCACTAGAATAATCACCGGGCCCGGATCTGATGTTATCGAACAGCGCTGGCACGAAAAGAACGAGCACCTTATATGGTGCATGAAAGGAAACTATGGGATTTTTAAATAAACTATTCGGTAAGAAAGACTTACCCGAGAATCGAGGATTACCTGAGCCCAAGCAGGTTCCCGAAATGCCTAAGGTAAAAAAGCCACGTAAACCAAGAGCTGCAAAAAAGGAGCCTGTAGTTAGCGAAAAGCAGCTTGCTACTGAGCGTGGAGATCCTTATATTGCAATTCTCAGCGTGGATCTTGATCCAGACAACATCGGTAACGGTGCGTTTGAACTCGACTGGAATGACAAGTTTCTTGCTAACTTAATTCGTGCAGGTTACCAGTCCAAGCCCGGGGAGAGTGAACACATCATTGTCGATCGTTGGTTCAGAAGTGTATGCCAGAATGTTCTACTGGAGAACTTTGAACAGGAGCTCGCAGATCCCGAAAAGAGATCTATTGTTCAGCGCGACATTGGCAATGGCCGCACTGAGGTGTCGTGACCGAATTTGAGATCAGCGGTAGACCTGACTGGGTTGCAGATCAACTTGATGTTTTAGTCAGCCCACGCAAATACCATCTACACAACCGTATCGGAGGGGTCGACTGGGAAGTTCGCCCGGGCTTTCAAACATACGGCTGGACCATTACACAAGTTCGAGTCAGTGATCCCAAACTTGCAACCTATCTTATCTTAAAACTATCAAAGTAAACAGCTTGACTCAAATTGAGTTATATGCTATTATTACGTTATGAACTATCTACTTGTCGACACTGCAAACACTTTCTTTAGAGCAAGACACAGCGCCAGCCAGCAAAGCGATGCATGGACTAAATTGGGCTTTGCTATTCACGTGACACTAGCCAGCGTTAACAAATCCTGGCGAGATCAAAAAGCAGACCATGTTGTATTCTGCCTCGAAGGTCGCAGCTGGCGTAAAGACTTTTACGAGCCTTATAAAAAGAATCGCAGTGTAGCTCGTGCTGCATTGACTGAAGAACAGCAAGAAGAAGACCAGATGTTTTGGGATGCATTTGATAGTCTTAAAACATTCTTGCAAGAAAAAACTAACTGCACAGTACTGCAACACAAGCAACTTGAAGCAGACGACTTAATTGCTGGCTTCATTCAAGCACACCCTAACGACCATCACACAATTGTTAGTAGCGACACAGACTACTACCAATTGCTTGCGCCCAACGTTAATCAGTACAACGGTATCACTGATGAGTTGCATACTATTAGTGGTATCTACGACAAGAAGGGCAAGCTTATCATTGATAAGAAAACAAAGCTTCCTAAAGAGGTTCCGGATCCGGCTTACATTCTTTTCCTAAAATGTATTCGCGGTGACTCTACAGACAACGTGTTTTCTGCATATCCAGGTGTGCGAGAAAAAGGTACCAAAAATAAAATTGGTATCAAAGAAGCATTTGAAGATCGTAACAAACAGGGCTTTGACTGGAATAACTTCATGTTGCAAAAGTGGGTTGACCACAATGAAGTTGAGCACAAAGTACTTGACGACTATCAGCGCAATCGCACACTGATTGACTTGTCTGCACAGCCGCCCGAGATTCGTGCGCTCATTAATGAGACTATTACCGCAGGTAGCGTAAAACTAAATCGCCCCATGGTAGGAGCACACTTTTTGAAGTTTTGTGGAAAATACGAACTCAACCGACTAAGCGACCAAGCTCAGAACTTTTCCGAGCTGTTGAGCGCAAGCTACCCAGAAGATAAAGGAACACAATGACACTAGAAGCTAAACCGGTAGTTAAGAACAAATTCTGGATCGTTGAGCAAGAAGGCAAGACTATTGCCACTATTCAGGCCGCGCCCGGTGGCGTTGTATTTGTTCACGGCGCCGAGCGTGAAAAATTTACAAATATAAAGCTACTCAGCGCCAAGTATAATATCAAAGTAAGTAGAGCTGTTAAGAAGTCACAAACTGTCAATAAATCGTACGAAATTTACGATTTTCCTACTGTTTGTAAGCCTTATAATGAGATCTACGATGTAGCACACAAACTGCCATTTTTTACTAAAATTTCTAAAAGTAAAAGCTACTTCTGCGCCGGGTATTACGCAATCATGGTAAACGACACATGGGAGACACAATTCTGCCCTAAGAGAATTACAGTTCGCCGATACAAATATCACGGGCCATTTAAAACTCTAGAACAAGCTACAGCTAAAGCACACCAACTGAATAGTACTATTATTCGTTAACTACGCATAAGATAACGATAAATAATACATCAAAGTAGGTAATTTAACATGTCGAGACCAAAACCAACAGTAGTTCTAGAAAATATCGATCGTACTACATACAAGTGCGACCAAGTATTAGATAGCGAGGGTATCTGGGCTGTGTTCTGCGATAACAAGCCCATTAATCTTAAGACGCACAATATGCTAGTGAGCTATCCTAGCCCCAAGTACAAAAAAGTTAGTTTTTCGAACCCAGGGCATGCCATTAATTTGGCCAAAAAACTAAATGCACTGTACAAGACCGAGAAGTTTACAGTAGTACTCCTCAAGCAAGGTGACCAAGTCTACCCTTAATCAAGACCAATGGGTTGAGTTATTTCGTCAGCAGCCTGACTTTCCTATAAAAGGAAATCCTAGGTCGACGATATTTTTCAACCCAACTAATCATGTCAGCATGCGCCTGACAAACACTGGATGCAAGTACCTCATAAAGCATCTAAAGCTCAAGAGCTACGAATTCAAGCTAGCCAAGGCCATAACTCCTAAAATTCTGTTGCAATTAGAACGACAGTTGCACTCTGTTTATTACATTGCCCACGTTCATAAAGTGGTTGTATTTGACGAAACTACTGCAATTATGTTACAATTGCATGGTAGCGATTTAGAAACTTACTTAGACAATTTGGAACAACATCAATGATTTACTACTTTGCATACGGTATAAATACCAACTTGGATCAAATGGCTCAGCGGTGCCCTGGGGCCAAGTGCCTGGGCCCAGCAACACTGCCTGGATATCGATTCCGATTTGCTGGGCATGCGGATGTTGTAATTGACCGTAAAAGCTCAGTTGAAGGTGTGCTGTGGATGCTGACTGAGGACTGCCTTGTTGCACTTGATCTGCTCGAAGGATACCCAGTGTACTACAATTCAGACGAGCTCGAAGTTGAATACGACGGTGGTATTTTGCTAGCAGAAGTATATTACATGAACCCAGGTGTGCCCGATGGGGCACCGTCTGACAGCTACTTAGACATGGTTGTCGAGGGATACAAACAAAATGGAATCGCTACAGATCAAATTGACATGTGGTTTGATCGAGTTGACAACTCTGTCCAATTCTCTTAAAATAAACTTTTAACTAAGGAGCTAGCATGCAATCTTATCTGGACGTATCCCGCCGGCCTGTTATTGTATTTGATGCCAAGAACGCAGAACATCGCAAGCATGTTGCCGAGTTTCTTAAAACTGGCACATGGGCCAATTGCCCAGTGGCATTTTATGCGCCCGATGGCATTAGTGTCAAAGCATACGCTACAGAAACTCTTGTAAATTTTTATTTGCAACAAGAATTCAATGCATCCAAAAAACGAGCAGCAGTAAAGACTAATGCCAGCGGCAAACTTATTGCTGCTGGGTCTAAGACTGTATGAGCATTGCAGACGATTACGAGGGCAATACGTTTATTCTCTGCTGGGATATGTATGGTCTTGAATCATGTATCAATGCATCTCAGCTTGACCGTGAGCGTATTTGGGATACCCTAGCAGATAGAGAACCAAATCGTGATAAACTAAGTTCTATCGTACATGCAATGACACTGCGAGCTCGATTTAACTCACAGAGGCATTATGAAATCTATGCGATTGATGTATCTGCTGACATCACCGAAGATACTATGGTTAATAGTTTCGGTGCTGACCCACAGGGAATGGCTGAACTAATTCGGGCCCGCGGTAGACAACTCTATAGCAATCGTGTAACAGGCGATATTAAAATAACATAATGCCAAAAACTATTATTCATACTTGCAGTAGCGCACTTGTTCGCCCCAACGGCATTGTGCGTTACATCAATGCATTAATCAATCTACAACAAGAACAAGGGCATTGTGTAATCTTTGTCACTGATGCCAAGCCCACTCAACGTATTGATGCCAATTATGTTGTATACGCAGACGAGGTCAGCACGTATGTGCCTAACACCAAAGATGGGCATGTTTGGTTGCAAGTAGATGCCGATATTGTCAAAAAGATCCGTAGTGTTTACCAAGATAACATTACAACAGCCAACTTGGTAATCTCGCATGATTTACAAAGTTACTTGGCTCTCGAAGGAATCGTTAATGATGGTATCTTTGTACAACACGAAAGCGATGTTCTGACCCCAGGCTCTCGCTGGAGTTATCTCAGTGACGAATACCTAAAGGCACAAAATTCAGTAGTCAAGTCTAGCGCATGGCGTATTGGCAACACTGTAGCAAGTGACTATATTAAGCCTGCACGTTCAGTGTACACGCCTATGCCTTTTACGGAAATTCCGCAATTACACAAAGACAAAACAAAAGGTTTGCTGTACGTTGGCGATGCCACTGAGCGTAAAGGTGCCCGTGAGTTCATGGCAGTTGCTCGCGAGCTAGGAGTCCGGCCCACTGTTATTACACACGAGGTCGACTCGGACTTGTTTGATGGTGCAGATGTACATTCATTTTCGCTCAATCAACGAGACGAGATGTATTATCTAATGGCCCAGCATCGTGTGGCTTTTATCAGCAGTCGTAACGAATGTCCGGGCCTTGTTGTTCCCGAATGCCTACAGTTCATGCCAGTAGTAGTCAATGCAGACTACAAATGGACTAAGTTTGTAGAGGGCATGGGTGCTACGTTAGTTCCAGGCAAGGAAATCGTTGACACGCTGTACGACATGTTGCATAATAAATGCCCGCATGATCGGCGTCTATTAGAGTCGTGGGCCTGGCATGCAAGGCAAATTTGGAAAAACTTAGTGGCTTAAGGAAAAAGCAATGGATGAATTATACGAAGAACTTGAGTTCAGAAGATTCCCTGCAGAAAAGCAAGAACAAATTCGCCAGTTAGTAGCTTACACTACTCTGCTAGGTCTAACTGGCAAGGACTTGGTTAGTATTGGCGGTAAGTTGGATCGCATCAAGACTCGACAAGAGATTATGGACAACCGGAAAGCTGTCCAGAGTATGGAAATCCGGGCAATTGGTAAGGATACATCAACAAGAAGTCGTTGGGCATACAAGCACGACGATACAACGTTCTATTTTGGCAACGCTGATTGGTACTCTGTTAAAATTAGAAATACTAAAACTAATGTTAGTAAGACTGTCACAATTACTGAGTTTTACGAATTTGGAAAGTGGCGACTTGGTGGCAACTATCATGCTGCCAACATCATGTTAAATGTTTATCGCGGCGATATTAAACTTGATTTTTAAGGAGCACACAATGGCAAAAGTTACCCTAGACAAAGCAATCTATAAAGTAGTGTTTACTGAGTATGATCGATTCAGTGGTCGTAAGCACTGGGATACCGAGTACTATGACAACGAAGACGAAGCTCGCAATCGTGCTATTTCTTATAACAAAGAACACAACAATCTAGATTATGCACCTGAGTGGTATGTACGTGCAGACTACGCAGGTAGAGTCTAAATTTGGTTGACCGGCTTGTCCGTTTTTGCTATAATACATACATAGCAACAAGGAGCAGGCAATGAAAAACATTTACAACATCTGGCGCAGTGGTTACAGTGTTTCGACTGCACTGGGAGTTGAACTCATTGGCGAGACTGAAAAAGCCTATAAGTTCAAAGTACTGAACTCTACCAAAGAGTACACTTTCTTCTTGCCCAAGAAGGCTGTTAAGTTTGATACCGAGGTCGAAGGTATCATTAACTTGGCTCGCTGGTTTGCTGCCGACGGCTTTACTGCATTTTTGTTCAACACATTTTCCACTCACTACAAGCGGTAAGATCATGTACAAAGAAATTCAAGTCAACAAGTCCACACAAGTTTGCGGTCATCAAGGACATTGGTTTATTGTTCGCAACGGCAATCGTGTAACTACTGCTAGCGGTAAACGCCGTTGGTGGACTAACCAGCAAGCCGCAATCACTGCTAGTAAGGAACTGTGATGGCTGGATTCCAAATGATCCAAAAGATCAAACGTCTTGAAGAAGAACTACACGTACTAGGTTTTCGTTGGGCGTATCCCAAAACCGGGTGGGGCAGTAGCGACGAAATAGATCGTGTTTCTGTTATGCCGCGGGACGACGAGTTGCCTGTGTATAGGCGAGACGCTGCATTGTTTACAGGTACCATCCATGAGTTGGACCGGTGGCTACAAGGTGTCAAGTGGGCACGTGACTATGACATGTTGATGCGAGTATCATCTGATAAAGTGCGCGAGAAGAAAGAACAAGACTTGCGAAATAAGAATCTTGTTAAGCTCATAAAGAACGAAGAAATTGAACTTGAGGACGAGTACAAATGACATACAATATGCATATCGAAAAACTTGACGGTACTATTGTCGACCTTCCAAAGATTGGTGTAGACTATCCCTCCCAAGTCGATTCCTATGCCGCATCACTGGCCAAAAAGGATACCGATCCACAAGTCTACATCAGTGTGTGGAAACATTCAAAGGGAGAAGTGCGTAAAAAGTTCTACTCTCCGTCTTGCTGGGACTTGGATTCGTTTGCACTCGAGATCTTTGACACTATGTGCAAAGAACATGACTGGTACTATCAATACAGCGACGACCATCGAGTGTGGAACGCTGGGTCTGCGGCAGAAGACAGACTCAAGTCAAAGTACCGTATGCTAAAGCAGCGTCTTCCGGATGCTGCAACTGCAATCTGGAATCAATACTGCCCGAAAGATTTTGCATAAATCGGTTGACTGTTTGTCCAAAAAGCCGTATAATACATACATAGCAGCAAACAACACCCAGGAGTTTAAAATGAACATCAAGCGTTTCAAACAAAGCCAAAAGTTTCGTGTTATTGTTGACAGCGCATGCTTCTATGCTACGGCTAAACAAATCCGAAACGGTGTTGGTGACTTTTCTAAGTGCAATGCTGCGACACAAAAAGCGCTTGACACTCTTGAATTTACACGATCAGGCGAAGGCATTGCTGACCAATGTGCTGTGGGTCTTGCTGGCACTTGGGAAGGACTTAGCGTACAACTCAATATTGCGTAACGATTGCATTCTCCTTCCGGGCAATTAACCAGGGTATTTGCCAAAAGCAATATAAATCCTAAGACCCGGCCGATGGTTAATAATTTATTTGAACTCAAAGAATAAATACTATTATGAAAATTAACGAAGTTACACAACCGTCCGACAAAACATTGTTTGAGTCCATTGACGCTACTAATGACACAGGGTTTTTGACCGAAGACTTGGTCAAAATTGTTCGCACTGAACAAGCAGGCGCTTGGTCGGAACCAATGACTGCCGACCAACTGCTAGAAGAAATGGATTCTTGGGCAGAATAATGGCAGTTGTCTTCCGAAGATCGGACTTATATAAAGACACATACATATCCAGGGTACTGTCCAACTCTGGATTAAAATCAAAGTTTCGCGACTTCATGGAAATAAAGCGCACTAATCCCCAACAGCCGTTTGGCAGCAGTGATAAGCCATTTACAGGCGGAGGTAACTTTGCAAAAGCAGTGCCGGGTTTAAGGCACGCTCATATCACATTCGACCTCAGTATTGTCTACAAAGTAGTTGGCAACGAGGTTTACTTGTACGGCTTCTTTACACACGACGAGCTTGGTACTGGACAGCCACCAAATATGAATCGTCAAAAAAGCACAGCTACAAAATTTTCTAACCAACGATTCGCTTGACTAAATTGTAAAACGGATATATAATATAGGCTTACTACACAAAGGGGCCTTTTATGTCATATCGCGTTTTCCAAAACAATAAAGAATACGGCCCACGTAAGGGCCTCGAAGGCCCCTTCCATTACCCCAACGGACAAGTTTTGTATTACGACCCAAAAGAAGGTCAATACTACGACCCCACAACAGACTTTTACGTGACCAACGAAGAAGTTGCAGAATTGCAAAACTCAATTCTGTCAATGCTTGTGGGTAAAAACTAAATGCTAGTATCGAGTACTGTTGAAAAGTGCAAGACATTTTTCAACATCGATTGCACACTCACTGCAAGTCCTTATAATCAATATAAGGACACTGTACCTAAGACTGCCCGCGGAGTGTACATCCTCGAAAGCGAAGTTGGTCAAATCATCTACGTTGGCAAAGGCAACATCAAAGCACGGCAGGATAGCCATTGGCCTAAAGCACACGGCGATATCAAAGCATACACTATTGACCCAAAAGGTTGGCAATGGTTACGTGAAAACTTTACAGTCACACCAGGTAACTGGACCCTGCACTACATCCAACTTGCAAAGGAAACTGAGCTAAGTGCAATGGAAGGTAGTCTGATCCATTTTTTGCAACCATTGGCCAACGACGAAACTTTTAAAGACCGTTCACAAAACGGTTGACCGTTTGTCCAAAAGGCTTTATAATACATGTATTGTAACGCACACAGGAACACACAATGAGCAAAACAGTTAACGTTGGTGATATTGTTAAGAGCTTTGACTTTAACGGTATCGAAGACTGCTACATGGTTGGTAAAGTTGTTAGTGTTAGCAAAGAATTTGGCGATTTTCGTGCCACATTCATTAAGCGAGTTTGGGAAGGTAGTGAAGATAACAAGTTTAAGACAGACTTCTTCACTGCACCCCTGCAGGGCAACATGTTTACCGATACCGATTTGTTTCCCCGAGTCGTTGTTATTGCGTAAGTTGCAAATATACAACAATAATAACCCAGCAATTGACCAGGTTATTGTTTCTGTTGTATAATAGATTTTGTGTTAGTAATTTTAAACGTTTTTTAACAGGAGCATTAAATGTCCAAGCAAGTAAGTGAAGCCCGCACAGTTACATCAACTGAAGCACGTCGTTCTATTATCCGCGCTTTTAAGAAGCAACGTCCTTTGTTCCTGTGGGGTCCTCCAGGCATCGGCAAGTCCGAGCTTGTTGCGGGCATTGCAGAAGAACTTGGCGGCGTTACAGTCGACTTGCGCCTGGGTCAAATGGAGCCCACTGACATTCGTGGTATTCCGTTTTATAACAAAGACAATGGACAGATGGATTGGGCTCCCCCAATTGATTTGCCTAGCGAAGAATTCGCTAAACAACACCCCGTGGTTGTGTTGTTCTTGGACGAAATGAACCAAGCTGCCCCGGCTGTGCAAGGTTCTGCATTCCAGCTGATTTTGAACCGTCGAATTGGTAAGTATGTTTTGCCCGACAACGTTGTAATCGTTGCTGCTGGTAACCGTGAGTCTGACAAAGGTATTAGCTACCGCATGCCTACTCCGCTTGCTAACCGTTTTGTTCACTTGGAAATGCGTCCGGACTTTGACTCCTGGCAACAATGGGCTGTTAACAACCGTATCCACAAGGACGTGGTTGGTTACATCAGCTTTGCCAAGCAAGACTTGTACGACTTTGATCCACGCAGTTCGGGCCGTAGCTTTGCAACTCCACGTTCTTGGACCTTTGTGTCTGAGTTGCTGGAAGATGGTGACGACGACACTAACATGGACTTGATTGCAGGTACTATTGGTGAAGGCCTTGCTGTTAAGTTCATGGCACATCGCAAGATTGCTAGCAACATGCCCAAGCCAGAAGATATCTTGGCCGGCAAGGTTAAAGAACTCAAGGCCAAAGAAGTGTCTGCTATGTACTCGCTGACAATTTCTATGTGCTACGAGTTGCAAGACAGCTATGCCAAGTTGGCACAAGGCGGCAAAGATGCAAAAGGTCTGGCTGCATGGTACGACCAAAGCGACAATTTCTTGCGCTTTGTGATGGACAACTTCAGCACTGAGTTGGTTGTTATGGGCATTCGTGTTGCTCTTACTACTTACAACCTGCCCTTTGTCCCGGGCAAGTTGAAGAACTTTAATGAGTTCCACCAGCGCTTTGGCAAGTACATTGTGGCAGCTTCTGCCAAGTAAGGCTAAACTGTAGTACAGCAATAGCCCGGCGTTTGTCCGGGTTATTGTTTTGTGCTATAATATCTACATTAACAAGGAGTTATTATGAGTGATAGTACACTAGCCGAAAAGACCAAAGTTGTTACAGAAACAAATCCGCGTATTGATGCCGCAGCTCGCGAAAAGCTGATTACAGCTCGCGTGGGCTTGCTGCTCAAGGCACCATTCTTTGGTAACTTGGCTACTCGTCTTGTTCTGCAAAACGCAGACGCATGGTGCCCTACTGCGGCTACAGAAGGTCGACATTTCTTTTACAACTCTGAGTTCATTAACAAACTCAGCTTGAAAGAATGCGAATTCTTGTTTGGACACGAAGTCCTGCATGTCGTTTATGATCATATGGGACGCCGAGGCGATCGCGAGCCCCGCTTGTGGAACATTGCAGACGACTACTGTGTTAACAGTGACTTGATCGAAAACAAAATTGGCGATAAGATCACTAAGGTTGGTATCTTGTACAACCAAAAGTACAATGGTATGAGTGCCGAAGAAGTCTATGATGACTTGTACAAAAATGCAGACAAAATTGACATCAAGAAGCTCATGGAGCAAGTGCTCGACGAACACTTGGACGGCGATGGTGACGGCGATGGTGAAGGCGATGGTGACGGCGACAAACAAGGTAATGGCCGCCCTCGACTGACTGCTGAAGAAAAGAAACAGATTCGAGACGAGATCAAAGAAGCTGTTCTTGCGGCCGCAGAAGCATCTGGTGCAGGCAATGTACCCGGCAACATCAAGCGAATGATTAAGGACTTGACTGCTCCTGTTGTTAACTGGCGCGAACTGTTGCAACAACAAATTCAAAGTATTATCAAGAACGATTATACTTTTGCTCGCCCAAGTCGCCGAAGCTGGCACATGGATGCTATTTTGCCGGGTATGAAGAATGCACAAACAATCGACGTTTGTGTTGCAATTGATACATCAGGTTCCATTACTAGTGAAGATCTCAAAATCTTTTTGAGTGAAGTCAAAGGTATCATGGACATGTACGACGATTACAAGGTTCATATCATCACTTGGGACACTAGTGTCTATAACCCGCAAGATTACAGTCCCGATTCGGCCGAGGATATTACTTCGTACGTGCCCGGAGGCGGCGGTGGAACTGATCCGCACTGTGTTTGGGAGTACCTCAAAGAAAACGAGATCGAGCCTAAGAAACTGATCATGTTTACTGACTACTGCTTCTTTGGATGGAGTCCAGAACAAGTACAAGACTACTGCGATACTATTTGGGTTATTAAAGGCAACCCAAGTGCAGAACCCGAGTTTGGTATTTGGGCCCATTACGAAGAAGCCAAGAAGGGTAATTGATGCTAGAGTTCCAGGTACTGGACCGAAGGCATAAAGGATACGGTACGTTTGCGTACCGTGTCACAGTAGTAGGCGGTAACAAAAATACCAAGGCTGTTGAGTTTAATGCTTTACGGCTTTGGTGTTGGGAAACACTCGGGCCAAGTTGTGAGCGAGACTCGCACACAGTTGTTTATCCAGATGCGCTATGGGCATGGCACATTGAGACTGACCACTACTTTGCACATATCTATATTGCCAACGACGAAACCGAATCACTTTTTAGACTGAAATGGATGTAAAAATGGAACAAGTTGAACAAACCGAACAAGCCGAAATTGATAGCACCAAGCTTGTCAACCCTGCAGAAATTACCGAGCTTGAAAAAGCGCAAGAACTTATTGCAAACTTGCAATCTCGCCTGCTTGCACGTGAACAGTGCCTAGACGATATTGCACGGGCAGTTGAGATTGCCGAAATTACTCGTCAGTTTCAATTGGTAACTAGCTTCCGCGAAGCTGCTGAAGAAATGCTCAAAGAGCGTATTCAAGTGGATACGCAAGGCGAAGATCAAGACCTTAAAGTTCGGATTTTTGAATAATGCTCAAACACGGCGAAGTAAATTTGCTAGATGTATTTGACTTACGAAGGTTAGATCATTGCCCGCCGCACTTTGCTACAATCACTTTTGATTTGCGGGCAAATATGAAAGCCATCACTGACTGGATTTACGAAAATCTATCAGGTAGATTCTATGTTGGAGACCACTTTGATGTCGACGAAGTAGATTCTAGTAGAGTTAAGATGCACAAGATAGTAGGCTTTGAGTTGCACGAAGAAGCCAGCTACTTTGGACTATTCTTACCCAACATCAATATCGTTAGCTACGATTACTAAAAAAATATCTCCATCAGGCCTGTATCATTAAATATGTTTACAGTCTGATGGAGATATCAATGACAGATACCGCAAACTCTGAACAAGTTAGTTCAGATGCAAACACAAACCCCAATTTAAATATTGCCGACTTGGTTAATGTTCTTCAAGTAATTAGAACTTGCTCTAGTCGAGGCGCTTTTCGTGCCGACGAAATGAGTGCCGTTGGAGGCCTTTACGACAGGCTACAAGCATTTTTAGTAGCAACTGGTGCAGTGAAAGTTACCGAAGAAGGTGACAACGCTGCTACATCTAACACGGCAGCATAAGGAGAATCTATGTTAAAACATATTGGAAGACACGGCGATAAAAAAGTTGTCGTACTATACAGACAAGTTCCGGGCGAAGACCATATGTGTCTTGTAGTCTATAGCGACTTGCTACCACGAATCTATCATGACACGGTTATGACTGTGTTAGAAAGCCCCGTCGGTCAGCAGGCCGAAAGTTTAGCTGATGCAATTTTCAGAAGCATGATGCCCGATGGTATTAATGCACTGGAAGCGCTACACAAGAATGGTTTGATTAAGAAAATCAACACCAATCAAGTGATCATGACACCAACTGCATCAAATACTGTTCGACTCGATGAGCTCAACGACATTTTGAACGAAATGAAAAAGGGCGAGGAAGCTATTAAGCGACTAGCAGAAATGGACAAGAATACCGGGTTGGCCACAAAGCGTCGACCTGTGGAACCAAGAGAAGTTGGTGTCCCGCCTTCTAGTAGAACACAACCTGCCCAACAAACTGCCAGCTTTGATGGTGTTTTGTCCGATGAAGATCTAGCTCGTAGCAGAATTGCACAAGCAGAGATGATGAAGAAAAATGCTGCAACTATGTTAGCAGAAGCCGAGCGTCTTACAAAAGAAGCCGAAGATCTTAGTCCCACTATCACAACAACACTAAAAACCAATGTCGGAACAGCCAAAAAGAAAACGGCCAAGGTTAAAGAGGCTTAACGTAACTGCCCGAGAAAAATGGAGTAAAATCCTAAAAGATGTTGAGAAGCGGGAAGTTCCTGTAACTCTTTTAGAAGCTATTTGCGTTCATCTAATCGACGGCAGCGAAGTACACATCGAGATCAAGGAACTCCTTGACGAAGGGCTAACGCCAGACGAAATTGAGTTTATGCTCAACGAAAAGCTAGATGCATTAGACCATATTATCAAAGATGTTGACTTTTATGTCAACATCGACGATGTGGCTAAACTAGTACAACCAATTACCGATAGCTTTCTCAAGGACCTATAACTTCTAATAGTATTGCTGTCTGAGTATAAACCTAGTATAATAAATCAATGGAAAAACAATATTTAGATGCATTACAACACGTTTTAGATAACGGCGTTGAAAGACCGGACCGCACAGGCACCGGCACTATTAGCACGTTTGGGCTGCAACAACGATACGATTTACGCAAGGGCTTTCCGGCAGTGACTACAAAGAAACTAGCATGGAAAGCTGTCGTATCAGAATTGCTGTGGTTCATCGAAGGGTCAGGAGACGAAAATCGTCTGCGAGAGATTTTACATGGTAGCAGACAGTCTGAAAAGGCCACTATCTGGACTGGAAATGCCACAGCACCTTATTGGTCCCCAAAAGCTAAGTTTCCCGGAGACTTAGGCAGGGTGTACGGAGTGCAGTGGAGACACTGGCGCCAATACAACGAGCAAAAAGATATGGGCCCCGCACACTTAGGCGGGGTTAGGGTCGCAGCTGATAGAAGTGAAGTCGATCAATTAATAGATCTTATCGACGGCATTAAGCGGGACCCGCACGGACGACGACATATATTATCTGCATGGAACCCAGGTGAATTAGAAGCCATGGCCCTGCCACCGTGTCATATTCTTGCGCAATTTTACGTTGCCAATGGCCGGCTTAGCTGCCAAATGTATCAAAGAAGTTGTGACATGTTTTTAGGAGTTCCCTTCAACATCGCTAGCTATAGTTTGCTCACGCATCTTATCGCTCAAGTGTGCAATTTGGATGTTGGAGAGTTCGTTCACGTACTTGGTGATGCACACGTCTACCTAAATCATGTAGAGCAGGTTAAAGAACAATTGCAACGTGAACCCCTTCCTGCTCCACAACTTCGCCTTAACCCCGATATCAAAGACATCACAAAGTTCACTATGGAAGATATCGAGCTAGTGGGCTACACTAGCCATCCACCTATTAAAGCGGAGATGGCAGTATGAAAATTCTAGTAACTGGTGGGTTTGGTCTTATCGGCCACAATGTAGTACATCGACTAGAACAGCTAGGTCATGCAGTTACTGTGGTTGATATTAAAACAACATACGGTATTATTCCACAGACTGAAATTGACTATCTGATGAGAGAACGTCAAAAGAAACTTGGAGATTCAAAGTTCTATAACTATGATATCGCTAATGTGTGGCACATGAAATCTATTTTTGCCAAGGAACAGTTTGATCAAGTTATACACATGGCCAGCTTTCCTAGACAAAAGGTTGTTAACAACAATCCAGCATTAGGTGCTCGTACCATGATGGAAGGACTACTCAATCTGTTAGAGATGAGTCGAGAATACGGTGTCAAGAGATTCTTATATATTAGCTCTAGTATGGTTTATGGAGACTTCACCGACGATGTTACTGAAGACTATCATTGCAAGCCCCAGGGCCAATATGGCATTATGAAACTAGCGGGAGAAGACCTTGTTAAAGATTACAGTCGACGTGGCTGTTTTAGTCACACTATTATTAGGCCTAGTGCTGTTTACGGGCCACTTGATGTTGAAGACCGAGTCATCGCCAAATTCATGCTCACTGCCATGCGCGGCGGCGAACTCAAAGTTAACGGAGCAGGCGAAACACTTGACTTCACTTATGTTGAAGATGCAGCAGACGGCATCGTTGCGGCAGCATTGAGCAACAACACTAATAACAAAACGTACAACATTACAAAAAGTCATAGCCGCAGTTTACTAGATGCTGCGGAACTTGCTGTCAAGATTGTCGGAAAAGGCACTATTAAAGTTCGCGACAAAGATGCAGACTTTCCTAGCCGCGGCGCATTGAATATTGATGCTGCACGTAGAGACTTCGAATACGATCCCAAAGTTGATGTTGAAGAAGGCTTCCAAAAGTACTATGATTGGCTCAGCAATTCAAGTTACTGGCAAACTCGTTTGTAATCCAGGCAGCATGAACATTCCGTTCTTTGGTATTAAGCGCCAGTATCAAACCCTTAAAGACGAGATACTGGATGCTGTTAACGATGTATACTCGTCGGGGCAAGTACTCGACGGGCCTTTCGTAGAAGAATTCGAAATGCAGATTGCAGGACGATGTCATAGAGAATATGCCGTTGCTGTTAATAGTTGCACCCAAGGACTAATATTTGCACAAACTGCATTAGGAATTAACCAACAATCGATCATCACTCCCACTGTCAGTTTTGCTGCAACGTTGAATTCGGTATTGCTAGCAAATAATTTACCTGCATACTGCGATGTTGATAAACATGGGTTAATTAATTTAGAGTCACTTGGGTATAATCCCAAATCTCGTAAAATTCACAGCATGGTTTATGTTAACTTATTCGGCAACATCATCGATTACGACAAGCTCAAAGTAATTAATAATGTGTTCAACGACAACGAGTTAACTGTTATCGAAGATGCCGCGCAAAGCTTTGGAGCTTACTACAAAGGAATCCCTAGTGGAAAGTTAGGAGACGTTAGTGTCCTAAGCTTTGATCCTACAAAAAATTTGCCCAATTACGGATCCGGTGGTATGCTACTAACTGACGACTGGGAAGTGTATCGTGCCGCCAAAAACTTACGAGATAACGGTAAAGAAGACGATCACAATATAGCCGGCACAAATAGTAAGATGAGCGAAGCCGACTGTGCTAGCATGCTAGTCAAATTGAAACATTTCGATACTTGGCAAAAGCGAAGGACTGAGATTGCTGAATTTTATACAGACAATCTTAAGAACTATGTGCGGGTTACAGAAGTCAGTCCAGATGTTGATCATGCGTGGCACAAATTCCCAATTTGGTTTGACGACTCTGCAGAAATTATGAAAGGATTTCATACCTTTCCGGTGCGGCACAGTATAAAGCAATACCTTTCAGTAAACGGTATTGAAACTAAAATTCATTACGGTGCTACATTGCCCGATTTACCAGTAAATGCTGTAATGGAATTTCCAGAATTTCCAATAGCCAACAAACATACTAGAACTGAACTTAGTTTACCGATATACCCCGAACTTACTGACCTCGAAGTTGAGTACGTGGTTGAACAAGTAATTGAGGGTATTTTTGCTGAAATAGATCGTTAAGCCAAGCCCAATCATAGCTTAACATCAACTTACTAAATTCTCCATTAGAATTATTGTAATAATCTACAGCGTCCTCTGCTCCCCTAATGCTCCAAATGCCGTGCTGACCGATATTTACAGTTAGCCAAGTTTGTAATCTTGCAATTGACTCATCACTGCCATTGTGCTGCAACTTTATGCACTCCCTAAAAGCAGTGCGCCAAGTGACGATAGGGTCTTGATTGTATCTAGCAACCCCGGATAGTATAGGAACAAGATCATGAGGTTTAGTCATGACAAAGTCCAGTCCAGTATGTTCAGTACTGAGGGTTAATGTCTTGCTGTACGCAATCATAGCCATATGCCCGTACTCTAAATTATTAACTGGATTACGGGCGTTGAATATGTAATGCCTAGGTCCTTTAGTAGGATCTGCATGCCAAGTCCAATCAAAATTAGGATTAACTTCCAACTTGGCAAATACTGCAAAAAACCAAGCTGTGGTACTTATACTGGCGGCTGCACGATATGCGGCACTGCGGCCGTCTATTCTGTCTATTCTGTGTATTTTATTGCCTGTTTTTACAGTTTTCAGCAAGTGTTGGTAGTGTTTTTCGGCATCAGGTTCCCCGTTGCTAATGTAGACTATATCTAACAGTTTGCTGTCTGTCTTAAGTTCTGTGCTTGTAAAGTGTAGATTAGGAAAGCCCTCTAAGTACTCGTATTCTGCCGGAATCAAGTTAGTATGATACTTGCTAACTAGCCAAGTATTGGCCCCCATTACTTGCATATAGGGTTCTAGCCCTTTCTCACTGTATTTCTCAAATTCAAAATTGCTATAATCAGTTAAGCTACTAACTACCCAAAAATAATTTTGATCAGATAGCTGTGCGCAAATTCTTACAGTCTCTGCTAGACTGTTGCCAATGTTGATCCTAAATACATTAGGATACCGTGAGCATAATGCCCAGTAGCGTTTGTCCGATTCTGAGTTTTTCCAATCTAGGAAATAAATGTTATGCAAGTTCATTTATGACTGTCGTTAAACTTTACTATGTCTAATAGCTCTTGGGCTGTATAATCTGAATGCAATTTGCTGCCATCGTTAATGTCTCTCAAGGGAACCATGTCAAAGGATATCTTTGACTTTAACTCATGCCCCAACTGCTCGTATCCAGACTGTTGTTTCATACTTTCAACAAAATCAATACTCGATTGCACGCCACCAGGCTTAGTCATAAGTTTAACTATAAAATGTGACAGCTTACTAGTCCCGGCAATCATTAGCTCAACGACTTTAAGGTAATTTTTAGCAAACAGTGCCGGTTTCATGAACTCAAAATGAGCACTAAAGATTAGCGTATTGTAATTATCTGCATTCTTTTGCCAATATGAGGGGCCTTGACTTGCATTGGTTACTAACATGACCCATTGGTTTCTGTCGGATAGATATTGAATGAATGGCTCAAAGTCTGGGTTCAGTGTAGGCTCCCCTCCGCCAAAGTACCAGTTAATTTTTTCGCCGCCGGCCCATTTATCGATAATATAGTCGGCAGATTTTACTAATACAGACAAACTCTTATGTTCGTCTGTGGTATTATGAACTCCGGGCCAGCAGTAGCTACAATCGTAGTTACATCGGCGACTAATATCCCACAACACTTGCTTGGGCAGTTCGTAGCCAGTCCTAACTGACGTAATCTCTTTAAGTTCCTGTATTTGAATAGTGGGCTTTTGTAACTGTGGGCTATTGCCATTTTTCCATTTGGTAATAACAATGTCAGCGCCACATCCACAACTAGCGATAGGACAAACTACCCCATTGGCTGGTAACTTAAACTCGTCACTTATTTGACCCAAATATCCCCACTTGGGCGTTTTAGAAAATGTAATTCGCTGGGCCGAAGGTGTACTAGCACAATTTGCTATCCAGACGCCCCCATCAAAATCAATGTATAGGTTTTGCACCCCGGCCTGACAGTTCCAGCCCTGAAATTGATTGAGCTGCATAGATACTAGATCTTCTAAACTAGCCTCGGCTGTGCCATGTATGCCACTAACTAGTAGCTGCTTGGTCATTTTTCAACCTTCACCTTAGTACTCATAATGTCAAAGTTACAGTGACACATGATTTTGTTGCATCTGATAGGTTCTGTAGGAAAGTTAATTACTGCATCATGTATACTACCAATACGCTCACCAACTTTGCACCAACCGCGATGTATACTGCCATCCATGTCAACGATTAGTTGCTCGACCCCGGCAAAACAGTCCCATCCGTACCAATTATTTTTGCCATGTGCAATAAATTCGTGCGGTGGAATAATTTTCCCCGGGCCAGTAGGATGTATTACTTGCATGGCCCCGCGATAGTTTTCCATGCGTTTAGTCCATTTAATCTTACTGCCAATTAGTCCCCATTGATTTGCTAGGACAGTTTTTTGATCTTCGCTGTAATCGTACAATGTATCCCCAAAGTCATGAATCAATGGCTGTAATGCAATACTGGTATTTTCTAGAGAGGTTGCCCGCTGTGCTACTTGGAAACAATGATCAAACTTTTCAGGACTCATCATGATATTCAAGTGTAACCTAAACTTGTTTTCTAAAATTTTAGCCACAGCTAGATAGTGATCCGCATCGGCTTCTTCGGGATGGAAACTCAAACAAACATGATCAAATAAGTGAGCGTTTTCCTCCCACCAACGCAATGTTCTACCGCCATTGCTAATCATGCCAACTCGAACCCCTTGTTCTTTACAGAACTCGCATAATTCAATAAAATGGCGATATAAAGTAACTTCGCCACCAGTAAAGTCAAAATACAACTTCTTATCACTATGATGCTCTTTTACTTTCATAATGAATTGCTTAATAGTGTCTAACTCTGGCCATCGCTTAGATCCATCATGCAAATCTGTAGGGCAATAGCTGCAACTGTAATTGCAAGTGTTGCCCAAACACCAATTTACAACAAACCAATCATTGTATGCTTGTTCTCCGTGTACTAACCTGATATAATCTTTTTTCATTATTGATCCATTATGTTTTTGTTGCGATGCAATTGCACGTAATATCGTTTCCAGAATTCACTTTGCTGTGCATTCATGTCTATCACTGGCATGTTTAATTGTGTTCTTAGTGCATGACTCATTTCATGATAAAATACTTTTCTTTCTGCAAAAGACTTTGCATTATGCTCGGCAAATATTCTATTTAATGCGTCAAAATCTTGAACTTCTTTGTAGTCCCAATCCGGTTTGAGCATGACCATGTATGTTCCTAATCTTGCACCATAAATTGCCCAGGCGCCGTGTTCTACGTCAGCACCAATACTGTGCCAAATATTGAGATACTCAATATTTTTATGCATTGTCATTGTTTTAAATTCGGGTATACCCACACGTCGGCCACGTGACAGAGTCATTTTTACACCCTCGCGGAATCCGGCACGAAATGCATGTAACGGACTTCCATTAGGATATGTTGTCGAGTAACAATTACCTAGAGGTTTATACAAAGGGTCAAAACAAAATTCAACTACAGTCTCATTTCTGCCATCACTAGATTCATGTGTTCGCATCGTATTGATGTAGTTCTTAGTCCAGCAACTAATGCCCCCGTTGCCATACATGAGTCCGTTGATGTGGTTGCGGGCACGCCATCTAAATACACATTGATTGGTGTCATCTGTTAGATGCAATGTCTTATCAAAGAAGTCAAACTCTGGAAGATTGTCCCCGTCTATTAAAATAAATCTATCGGTTGTACTTGCGGCCGCCGCGGCCTTGTGTGCAGCATCGCTGCCTTTTACTCCGTCAACTCGAACGGCCCACGGAATTCGATTTTTGATCTCTAGCCAAAATTTTTCTTTTTGTGGTTCGTCGTACGACAAATACACACAATCTAAATCTGCAATACTTACATCAGCCATTATAGTAATCCCATTCATCTACTTCGCCAGTGTAGTTATCGCTAACTGCAAAGATCATATTATTTTTTAGTGTTTTAAATTTTCCACCAGACTGGAGAATTATCTTTTTAAACTTCGGAACCCGTTTGACTCTACCTAGTATGCCATTGTCTACTCGAAAATGTTCACAAACATCAATACTGTTATAAGTATCCTGGTCAACTTCTATTGATGGCAAATTGTTGTGGTCTAATCCGTCTGATTTACTTATGCAAATGCCTGTGTCGGGATCGTAATAAACCCTGAAGACATATACATGAGTTACTTTATTGATTATGGGTCGTCTTGTAAAGGGTTTCATAGTGGGTAATAATAGCAGATGTGGGAAAGTGCTTATGATGATAATGAAACGGCAATCGCTGCCTCTGGAATCCTACTGTTAGATGCTGTCTGTCAAGTTGATACTGTAAATAATCCATCCAAACGGCATTAGTGTCCCATCCCTGTATTGCGCCCTTCATGTGTGTAAACATTGGCACAGAACCCGGAATATGACACCGATCTTGTCCGTATAATCTAGCAGCCAACGCAAATACTAGATCAGTACTTGCTGGCTCGAGCTCGGCATTCTTAAGAATACTAGTCTTGACGTACTGCCAATTTTTGAAAATAGATTCTGCATACGAAAAAAATTCAGCCGTGTCACTAGTTTTTTTGAAGTAATAGAATCCTGCATAAACATCTAACAAATTGTTATCGTCGAATACTTTTCTATATTCTCTAGTAGTTGCTACTTTTTCATTATATGCAGCAACTCGGGTCGTAAAGCATACATCCTTTATAGATAAAATGTCCCACCAGTGGTCAATGCTAGAAGGAATAATCATATCGCACTCGAGTTTAATAGTTTCGTCAAATGGACTGGCCATTAATGCCTTCCATTCATTTTGCATTTTCCATTTAGAATCTCTAGCATCGTCGCCGAGTGGTACCGGTATAATGTAATCAAACACTGCTCTATGCTTGTCTGTAATTAGCTTCTCGGTTGCAGGATCGACTACAACGGCGTACTGGTTTACTCGATTTGATACTTTAATGCTCAGTGCCTGTAAATAGGCCAGTGTGAGATAGTCAACATCTGTGCTATTTTGTGCAAAGGTAAGAAATCCTCTATTCATTGTGCCAGTACCCGCAACTGATTTAATATAGTGTGATCAACAATAGTATCTTTATTCATAATGTGAACATTGGTATTCCTTACCCTTGTAACTTTACGAACCCCATCAGATTCAGTCCATGTGAACACTATTTCGCCATTGGGCCTAACCTGTGCAATTTCTACAGGTGTTGCTGCGGAGACTAATTTACCGGGTATCGGCGTAAAGTTATTCTCACTATATCCAGTAAGTGTCTGCAACGCAATGCTTATCGTATAATCGTTTCTAAAAAGCTCTGTGCTAAAATTATAAAGACCCGAATAGTAGTTGTAATTTTGTTTAATAGTGTCCATAAAGCCAAATACAGCCTCTGCTAACTGGCATTTAGTAAAGTAGACAACCGTGGCCCATTGCATGTGGAGTCCCGGATACCCAACCCTTGCACCACGCTGTAAACTTTCCCAGCCAGTTATTTCGTGTACATGGTTGTAACAAGCAAACTCTAAATCGGTATCGAACAAACTAGCTAAACTATTGTTAAACATCAAAAAGTCTGCGTCAATTAGCAGAGTCTGATCATACGGACTCAAATCGTATGCACTGCTACGATTTTGATTATGCCACACTGTGCGCTCTGTACGAGTAGCAAACTTGAAAACTCGCTCGCCTCGACTGTTTGATTTTTGAATAATAACTTGATCAAACACTGATGTGTCTACATCCTCTGTATCTGTTATAAGTGTTACAGGAAGCCCTAGATGCTTTTTGGCCAATTGGGCAGCAATTGTAGCAATGCTTACATAGTCGAGCTTAGAATTGTAGGCAAATATTACAACACCTTTAGACATTTGCTGCCCGGCGAATTCGATTAGATGATTGGAAGTCTGTATACCACACATCCATTGCATGAAGGTATGCGCCTTTGAGACGGCCCATTAAGGCTAGACGATTAACTAATACCGGAGTTTCGTAAGCATCTTCTACAATTATGTTATCTTCTTCCCAGCTACTCAAGAAGGAAATAAGAGCCGGAGTTGCAATAAAGAGACCACCGTTATAAGGCACCGATAACAGTGCCTGCGAAGATTCTTTAATAGTTTTTCTGTGAACTGCCCGATCAAATTCGGCATCAGCAAGAGCTTTGAGTTTATCTGGATCCATGATTGATTAAATACCGTGTTTACAGTATTTAATCATCATAACATTGTGGCAAAATTAAGATATCACTTGACTCGGGGCTATTGTATACCCTAGCCAGGGAGCAGTGTCGAGAAACGCCGCAGATGGACGGCTGACTACTAGATTAGAGCGCATACTGCTAACCATAGTATCATTGTAGTTGCCAATTGGCGACAGTGCCGAACCATTTACAAAAGAGGCAATCACAGTAACAGTCTTGCCTAAGTTTCCGTTGATGTTATCGTTGTCGGTAACTGACATTTCAACCTTTAGATAATCTAAATCACTGCCGTATCCATATCTGTAATCGTATGAATAATTCTGATAAGCATAGCCTACATAATTTTGCTGGAAGTGCTTTACTAATGAAGATCCAACATTCCGATGCGCCCAAAATCCGCCATTGTCTTGATCTAATACAAAGTCCTTGTCTCCGTAGTAGTCGCCTGGCTGGCTATCATTTTTCAGTGTATTTTTGTAACCGATTACAATTGTACCAGCAGCCTGACACATGTCAGTCCAAAACAGTGTTCTTGGAGTAGTCACGCTTGCTACTGTAGAGAAACTTAGCTTTAGCTTGCCACCTGCATTAAAAAAGTGTCTAGCTGCATCGGCTGTAGGAAATGTCACTGTATGAATCAACTTTAGGGTCGTTGAATTCTGTTGTCCCCATGTAGCAGTGTATGAAGACGTCACCGGAGCATCGTCGCTACTCGAGTAAGACAATCCCACATTGTCGTATGCTAACTGAATGTTTGGTGCGTAAGTTGATCTCGGTCTAATGAGTTCTCCAGTATCGAGTGCGTACTGCCCTGCATATGTCCCGGGACCCTGCTGATGATCGCGCATCCTAACAATCACAGCATCTAAGTTATTCCACTCGTCTTTAGTAACAACGTCACCAACTTCAACGGGTGCAATATACTCATCGCTTTGGCCGTATCCGTACGGACCGAACCCTGTGCCCCAGAGTAGGCCTGCACTAGGTGCGCCAGCAGTCAAAGTTCCGTCTTCGCTGCCAGTAGCAAGGATGTTATAATCACCCTTGCGAATAATGTTACCAGTTACGTATGCCATGTTTTACAAGCTTATTCTAACAATTGCTTCTACTAGACCCACGTCTGCGGAGTCCTTGTTGGCTAAGGCACGGCCAATAACGTTCCACGGAGTAATTTCTTCACGGCTAGCTGCACGAGCCAAACCGTTTCCGGCGCTCACTAGTCTATCATTCTTCTTAACTAGGCCAATGACTTTAACAGGAACACGGCCCACGCTAGCTACTGCGGGATGAGTTTCGTCGGTGCCGGCTTTGCTATTCATTAAGTATGCAGGATCTGTACTAATTACCCCAAATACATCTTCGGACAATTCATCAGTAACCAGTGTGATCTCTTTATTGCCGCCTAGAGCAACTACGGTACCAGGCTCGTATGCTTGGTCAGCTTCAAAACGCTCAGCCAAGTCAGCATATTGTGCGCTAGTTGCTACACCATGGAATGTAGTAGCATATACATCTTTTAATCCGTAAGCCTCAGTACCAATGCTCCAGCGATCAGGATCTAAAAGAGTAACGTCGCCTCCCAGAATCAAAGAACTGGGGTTATTAAGTTGTACAGTATCGGCAATTTCTTGAACACTACCAGTACTATCTCTTCTAACATAGTTTACTGGAGCGATGCCACCAAGTCTTAGAGAATTTTCAACAGTTCCCCAGATTGTATTTCGCGGTACGCTAGCATACTCTCCAACATTGTATTCGCCCAAGTCTGCCAAGGTAAATCCTGGACGAACTGTTTGGTCGTATCCTTCGATGTAAAATCCAACTACTTTAGAATCAGCATCGGCTATATAAGGAGTTGGATCCTTGCTCCAAATTCCCGTTATAACATCGTTAACATAAAACTTAATAACTACGTGATCAACCCCGTATGTATCACGAATGGTATCAGGTATTGCGCCAGTTACACCCTCACTAACACTCCAAAGTGGACCAATTAAGACCCAGCCGCGCTCGGTTCCCGAGAAAGTCTTGAGCTGTTCGTTAACAGTATCCCACCACTGATCGCCTAAATTTGGATTTGGCGGAGGGGTCGGACTGGCTGTTGCAGACCCGATGTTCTTCCATGTATCATTTGCAGTGCGGACTTTCATAGTCTTTGCGCCTGCATCATACCACAACTGTCCAGTCAACGGATTAGTTGGCTCTGCTGCATTTGCAAAGTTTTCGAGCAAGTAAACGAAATTTTCGTTCATAAGTGCCCCGTACCCTGCAAAGTTTTTACCAATTAGGTTTAAACTAGTGTAGTTTATATCTACTGTGCCATCAGCTACTGTTACTAATGATTCACCGTTAGACAGTGTTATGTTATATGCCATTCTTATTGCTCCGCAATTCTTAATTTATACCTGTATTTACCAGGTTGTGCCATCCCATGGCATACGCTTCCAAATGTCCCCGACGCCGTTATAGCTGCCGAAACAGTAATATATGTATCCTGTGTCAAATGCAATTTTACCAGGAATATCTCCCACTTTGCCTTTGCTTGTAGTAGGAGGAGTGCCGCCACTAAATGCCGATGTAGATTGCAACGATGTGCCATCGTTAAATCTCACCGCAGTAGTATAAACATCCGTCCATCGATGACTTGCATCCCCCAAGGATGCTGTTAAATTACCAGTAGGAATCAACTTAACCCCGCCTACTAATAGACTAGCAGAGCCTAGTGGGTTAATCGTAATAGCAGTACCTAGAGCAGTTCCACTAATTGTGTGCCCAGTAAAGTCCAATGATCCTGTTAATCCGGGCCCTTGTGGACCAGTAGCACCAGTAGCACCTGTATCCCCTTTAGGACCATCGGCGCCAATAGGGCCGCTTGCTCCTCTGCTACCTGTATACCCAGACTCACCTGCAGGGCCAGTTGCACCCCTACTACCTGTATATCCAATTGGTCCAACTACTGTACTTGCAGAACCTACGTATCCAGTGTCGCCACGCGGACCTGTTGCACCAGCATCACCAATAGGGCCAATTTGCCCTTGTATTCCGGTTGGGCCGGCAGATCCAGTGTATCCACGGTATCCTTGTGGGCCAGTATCTCCAACAGGACCTGTAGCGCCAGTTGGGCCAGGTAATCCGCTAGGACCGGATGCTCCCGGGGGCCCTTCTTCCGAAAATAAATTCCATCGGTTGTCGGCCCAGTACTCAAACTGCTTGGCCCTAGAATTAAACCAGATTTGCCCGTCAATGGGGTTTTCTGGAGGTGTAGCATTGGCAAAATTTTCCAACAATCTTATAAAATTGTCTGCTACAAACTCTCCGTAGCCATTGGCGCCTCGACCAACAAGATAAAGCCCTGTAGAATTATCAATTAATCCATCTTGTAGAATTAATTGAATAGATCCATTTGTTTTACGTACTACATACGGCATATTTTATCCTGTGCTAGTTAAGTTTGTGATAGTTTGAACTCGTACAGTGTACTCAATTTGAATTAATCGATTAGATGACTTTTGAACTGGGTGAAACACCACATGCGTTAGCAGTTTACCAAGACCGGGGCCAGCCTCAGTGTAGGCTTTTAGTCCCAGTTCGTCAAACACAAATCCGCCGTCAATAGTTTGACTATTATCAAAAGGGGTTTGGCCCACATTTAGCAAGTTTCCGGGACTGTATAAGTTAGGCTCACCGTAATCAAGCAAACAAGTAACTAAGATATCTGTATAAACAGTGCCCGGAACATGACGTACTTCCATTTTGTTCCTAGTGGGATCTGCATTATTGACACTAGTATTGTCGACATTTTTATAAAATGCAGGATTGTACAAGTCACTGTTTTGAGTTCTAGTGTTGGCCGGCAAGTAATTGATTACGCCAGTTGGATCAACGGTGGTTCCGCCATTACCAAAATGCATTTCGCAAATAAAATTACGCCCTTTGTTGGCAAGACTATATGCCATTGCCTCACTCATATTTTCGTAATGTATAGCATTGGGCTTGTCAACAAAGACTTCTCCCGTTTCGGGATCAGAAATCTTAATGTGTCCCCTGATGTAAACGCCCGATGTGTCGTCGGGCACCACTGGCTGGGGCTGTTGATTTGTTATTTCTTGGTCAAGATCTTGGTTCATATTTTTATTTATCATGACAAATTATGTGGGTTTTGCTTCACAAATAGTGCTGCTGGGTGCTGGCTAGCAATAAACCCAGAGCCATCAGTTGGAGTTCCAGTTCCAGGATTTAACCAGACTTTATCCTCTACGTATGTGGCTGTGAAGCGAATGCCGTCGGCAAAATCACTAGCTCTAGCAAATACTATGCTAACTTTTGTTGTATTATTAGAATTGGATATACTAATTGTGTAATCTACGTCAACTGTTAACAAAGTAACACTATTTCGAACTTGTAAAGAGTTCTTAACTAATTCGATGTTGTTTGATACTGCAAAAGTTGGTACAAATACTGGATTTCTAGCAGTAAACACAAATGCATCAGTATGTTCTATCGTAGTTTCAGGAATAACCCTGTGATAACTTTGATCCTCAACTACAGACCCCGCTGCATGTACTTCCGGTGTACTAGTGCCGTTAACTCCTCGTATTGGATTTTTAATAGCATTTAGTGCATTATCAATTTGCCAGAATTCAATTTTTTCTCCGCCAATGTAGATCATACCAGGGACGCGAAGTCCTGGGTTTGGAAGAGTTACATTGTCCAGAGTTTCTACGTAAATTCTATCGTCGTCGTATCGCAAATCTTGAACAAGTTTAGTTGTTTTTGCAGACGAGACTACTAGATACGAAGTAACGTCCCTAGAGTCTTTGTCAATTCTGTATATGTACTTGACACCAGCAAGATCGTCATCAGTTTCGACCCTAATACTCAAACTATCTGCGGTTACCCCAGGAATTAACTCTTCCGGTGCATAAGATTTAGTAACATCAAAGAAGCTACCGCCCGAGATGCTAATTTGAGACGGGTCATTTACTGTAGGAATACTTGTACCAGTAGCAGAACTTTCGTTGTATACGCTAGGGTCATTGGACACTACGTTGTATGCATACTCTAGTCCAGGAATTATCCTAGTTAAGTCTATGTTTCCAAATTCATCAAACTCTTTTGGAACTTGATTAGGGCCGGGCACATATGTTGCTGCTATTCTATCATTGGCGTTAGTATATTCGCTGCCCTTAATTGGTGCAAAATTGCCCGAAACAAAAGATTGACTCGAATGTGCTACATTGCAACGATATCCTTGACCACGATAGCTTACCATGTCGCCTGCTTGATACTGGATGCCAGCAATCCACTCACGCACCTGTGTAGTGTACGAAGTTCGGTCAAACTTCATTACTGTTTTTACAGAACGAACTTTGCGATTAGATATATTTGCATATGCCCTAGCATATGCGCCATCCCCGTTTATAATCACGTGAGGAGTACTCTTATATCCCGATCCACTATTTAGGACGTTGATTTGAACAACTTTTCCACTAACATTATCTATCACTGCTTCAGCAGTTGCTCCGCTTCCGCCATCGCTGTTGGCAACAATCTTAACTGTTGGTGGCACAGTATACCCGTATCCAGGATTACTAATTGAAATAGATTCAACGCCAAATGTAAAGTTTTTAGACCAATCCTTGTACTCAGACTGCAAGAACAGAGCACCGTCTTTTGTAGGCATCTCCCCACTTGGGCTTCGGAATCTGCCCAGCTCGGTATCGAAGTACCCAGGCAAGTCAAAGTCAGTGGTATTAGCATACGCATGATCGATGCCAGAATACTCAATGGTGTATTCTCTAATCTTTGTTCGGTATGGCTTAACTTCATTGATATAATCTTCGTAGTAATCGTGATTATCTCTAATAAAGTTAGGGTAGGCCTTTAGCTCTTTGATTTTGTGAAGAACTGATATAAAGCTAGTTTTAAAGATCCAGTCTACGTTTTGTTGCTCACTTAGAATATATCGAATAACAACAAACAAGAACTCGTTGTAATTGTCAACTAAATCGTCAACAAACATATCCTGCTCTAACCCAGTTATTAACTGACGAAGCTCTTCGCTGTAATCTCTGTCAAATCCAACTTCTTCAAATGAGTTATTGTCAAACCCAACGTTGTTTTGCTCAACATCCCAGATAGTATCAAGTAATTTGATAGTACCGTTTTCAACAGCCACTAATTCGGCTGTGTCCTTTGTTGTATACTGGTATACTTCAAATCCGCCAGTGGCCGAGCTGTTGACTCGTACAATGTCCCCGGGCACTAATGCCAATCTTTCAGTGTCCTTTAGATACTCTACAATATATTTAGGTTTTGTTTCGGGATCGAATCCTTCTTTGTACCAGTTAGTGTATGTCCATAGGTCCGGAGTTTTGAACGATTGATTCTTGACTAGATCCCATGTACCGTCGGTCAGGACTTCATACAAAGTCCATAGCCCCATAAAGTTTTCGTCGTTGGCTACTAATGTGCGTTCGCCAACTACCTTAACAACATACTCACGTTCAACAAGGTCAGCAACACGGTGTTGGTATTCGGACGCCACAGGCTCTGCATCAACCCCAAAGAATTTAGCACTAGAAAACTTAGAACTATTCTGTAACTTGTAAGATGCAGTTGTGGTCGCAAAAACTTTGTTAACAAATTGCACTACGTTTTTCAGTGCCTCGTGCCTGTTGTTGACTAAGGTTTGTCTTGGTCTCACTTCAAGTCCTATGCGCTGACTTGGCTTCAACTTAGCATCGGGCACTCTTCTCAATTCATTGTCAGCACCTGCAAGACTGTCAACTAACTTGTTAACGATCCTAGGTGGCATCACAGTATCTGACGAGCCTTCCTTAATTAATTCAAACTCGCTGTGAATTAAGTTAGAATTCAGAACATGGTCGTAATCTACTTTTAGAATAACATTCTTACCACTTATGAGATTGTCGCAGTTAAATAGCGCCACGCTGCTATCCGAAAGAATTGCAGCATAAGGAATACCTTGCGACTTAGGATCTTGTAATGCATCCTCTATTGCAGCCGCACTTAACGGCCTGCTAACATCAGATTCAATTGATGTGATGCCACGTACCCAGAAATAGTACTTGGTCTTAATCATGCCAGAACTAGTATCTGCATAGCTCAACTCAACATAGCTCGAGTCGTTAGAATGCAACGGCTCACCGGTATTGCCAGCAGCAACATATTCACTCGGAATAACATTACTCTCGACCCACTCGTATACAGATACTGTGCTGCCCGGGAACATGCGACCCCAGTTGTTTACACGGTAAACTAGACTGTCCTGTTCGTAGTCAATAAACTTAACAGTGCTCAGGTCCCACCATGTTTGACCAACTTGTTGCTTGCCCCAGTGGTAATCGATAGATTCTCTGTTGGGGAACATTGTACCCGAATTGTACATCGCAGGGTCTCTGCTAGATTTATAACTCAAACTGGATTCTGCAATGCCCAATGCCTTGCCCCGAGCCGGATCAATGTAATCTAATGTGGCTAACTTAGATTTAGTTTTTATATCAAACAAGCTTATTGCGTTAATGCTAAAGACATCAACTGCCGGCTGTTGCGCTCTCTTTACAGACCAGCCCTTGCCCAATGTTGGGTTAGTGTACTGATACACATTACCAGCATTGTGTTGCTTGGTATCGTTATAACTGGCGCCAATATAAAGAGACGAATCGCTAAAATCAATACCGCAACCAAACTGATCTCCCATTGCCAAGTTAGGGGCGTTAAACTGCTCGCTAAAGACAAAATTGCCAAATTTGTTTTCCGATGTTGTTGGGTTTGGCATAAAGTCATGGAAGAATACCGATCCTGTTCCGGACTTTACATCAATAAATTGTGTAGTCTTACTGTCATACGTTGTAAGCTTGCTATCAAATAGCGAGTAAGTTTGTACGCTGCCTTGAGTACTAGCAATAGCCAATGTTTCGGCGTCACGTCCAATTTTTACAATCGAGCCAAAATTCTCGCTTTGCGAACTGACTGGCTTTTTAATAACCTGTGCAACTTGATATACTGTTAGGCCCAGATCTTTTAGTGATGTTCCTGTGCCCGGAGACACGATTAGCTTTCCGTATTCAACTTCAACAATTGATGTTATTAGCAACTGATTGTCCTGATTGCTGGCACGAACACCAGCAATGCCGGCAGTGTTAATGTCAGCAACAACTGAGTCTAATCCCGCACCGCTAAAGACGACCTCGGTCCCGTTTACAATAATACTATGCCCAACGGTAACTACTGGGTTAGTTGCGGAACCTAGTATCGAACCAAACAACATGCCAGCGTTAACAAATCGTTCAACGATTCCGCCACGGTAAGTTAAGTCAGAGTATCCAGGAACGCCAATGTATACGCTGCAATTGTTTTTGCAAATGTCTACACTTGTACCAAATTGAGCTCGATACACCGGGTTAGTTCCAACTAACTCTTCGGCAATTTGCCAAGTGTCGCCGGCTTGTGATTTAATGTAAACATAAGCTTTACCGGCGTGTATTTGTCCATTAACCGTAGTGCCCGGAGCACCAACAATCAATTGGCTTCCATCTTTGCTGCACTTTATACTATATCCAAAACGGCTGTCAATTGCTGGCCCAACGCAAGTTTGCGCAAGTTTGTAATAGCTTCTTTGCAAGATAACAATACTACCGGGCTCTCCGATAATATACTCGCTGCTCAACAATGTTTGATTGTTTTCTAGCTCTAGTTCAATACCTTCCTCTGAAACAAGAAGTGCAGTAACTGTTGCCGAGAAATTAAGAGTGTTCCTGTTAGAATTCCATGTATAATCCGAACCAAGCTTTAACAACTTTCCGTGTAAGTAAACAGCCAGTGAATCGATGTCACTAACTTGATAAGGCATCACATACCCATTTGCAGCTTCTGCAACACTGCACACTGTTCGTCGTTCGTCGACTTGAGTGTATTTGTAGCAGTATACCGAATTGCTGCCCGGTGCACCAATGTACAAATACTGTTCGTTGTCGCTAAGAGCTACGCTAGTACCAAACTCGGATCCATTTAGGGTACTTGGGTTAGTGATAAGCTGAATTGGTGCAAAGAAAGTAGATTCACGATATTTGTAGACTACCGCTGCACCATTTGATGCGTAACTACCCGGAGCTCCAGCAACCACGATAGTGTCTGCCATGTCAACCGAGTGTCCAAGACGTGCTTGGTCAGTGATGTCTCCACTCAAGACTCCCTTTTCTCTAGGGCCCGATTTAAAGAACACATGAACACGTCCAGCACCTTCACGGTCGCCAGGTGCACCTACTACAACAAACTGATCGTTGTTTGCAATTTTAACACTAGTACCGTAATGCAAGTCCTGCGAATAATTACCAAACTGAATATCCAAAGTAGTGTTATAATTCCAAACACCGTTCTTTTCGTAGACTGCCCAGTTATTGCCGGCGTTACTATCAACCCAGACAATATCTCCGTCCTTCCAGCCATGTCTTGGTGCAAAGCCCGACACATCGCCGGGATGTTTAAATCTAACAGAATCCAACACAAATAGTGTACCTGTGCCAGTAACTGCATCTTGCTTAATAGCCGATACTTGAGTATTAGTTAATGTTATATTGAAGCTACGTATGTCAGAAACACTAGTAACTCGATAAAAACCATTGAATCTGACATCAAAATCTTTTATCACTACAGTGTCGCCGGCAACAAGGCCGTGCGGGAATTCTGTAGTGACTTTGCCAGAGGTGTCTAGACCGTAAGAAATTCGAGTTACAGTAGTATCTGTCTCACTAGCACGATAAACGTTCCAGTCCTTAGTCTGATCCTTGGCTACCCAAACTGTGTATCCGCTACTGATAGAACTAATGTCTCCGTCAAGTAGCTGATACTGAGATAAGTCAAATAAGGTAGCGTCAACATCGTCGACGTTAACATATCCAGCTGTCTGTACATCAGATTCCGATACTGCATTTTGTACACGGTTGATAAACTTTACTGCACCGGGTGCAAATGTTCTGTCCCACAGGTCGCGATCTCGTACCCCAACTATTCCGTCCGGGGCAGTTTCATCATCTGCTATGATCGAGATAGCTGTGGGATTATTCCTGTTTAATGACTCATCAAGAACAATCTCCACGCTACGGTTACTTTCAGTTGCACCGTACTCACCAACTCTAACTGCCCATTCTTCATGGTAACTAACATCATTGGTTATATCGTTGAAGTTGGCACTCAGCAAGTTTGTAACTGCACTCTTAGTTCCTTTTTCTTTAATATAGCCCTGGTAGAACTTAGTTTGGCTTGTGTGATTGATGTTGAGATCACTTAGATATTTCCTATCTCTAAAGCCGATCAAGCTGCTACTCATTCTAGCCATTTGCGAATCAAGCAAGCTGCTATCTGCATCGTAAATATTAACGAATCTACCAGCATTGTTTGCAAAGTTAGGCAATAGGCCTGTCTTAATTTCTGACTTGTCGATCTGTTTCCAGTAATTCAAATTGAATGTTGTAGAGGCCGATATCTTCTGGGCTGCTACATAATATTGATTCTTGTAAGCAACAAGATCACCTTTAAGGTAGTCGCGACCTGCCTTCCACAAATCCACTTGGGTGCTGTTGTAAACAAAACCAGCTGGATTTAGTGACCCGTCCCAATTAGCTGTTTTGTTACCGACTAACTTTAGGCGATACTGTCTGCTGCCGGTTTCGGGCTTGTAAATTACATCGCTAAAGACTGTAGTATTTTCAAAAATCAACACATGCTCATATTGAACCAAGTTCAGATCAGCAAATGCCACAGTAGATCCAGTGATTGTCTGTAGCTTAAACTCTCCCTGATCACGCATTACTGTAATATCAGTAGTTCGTATAGCACCAAAATTTGGATCTAGAACTTTGCTGCCTAACGTATTGTTAGTAATTTGGTCAACTACCGAGTTGGTAGACAGTAGCTTTAGAGTAGTGTTGACAGGACTCAATATTAGGACACTTCCTGCCTTCCAGCCCTGCAAAGTCCATGTTAAAAATTCCTTAGCACTCAAGACCCAGTCTTGCATTGCAGATAAATCGGGATTGTATTCATCAAAGATAAATCCTTGAGCAAACAGAAAGCGCTGGTAGCTAACTAAGAAATCTACAACTTGTTGTCGAGTCTTAAATTCAGTTCCGTAAGGTATAACTAACTTTTGTTTTCTAAAGCCCTTGTAAATAGTTGCCGAAACGTTTTCAACTTTGATATTGTAGCTCGCGCCAGCCGACTCGCTAGGCACCACAATAAAGTAGGGATTGCTTATATTATAACCGCTAACAGTATAGCCGGTTTCGGTTTTTTCTACAATGACGGCACTGTATGCAATTCTCTCTAATGGTACACTTTTATTCAAGTAAACAGTGTAACTATCATCGGGTATAACAACAGATTCATTCGTACTAGAGGGACTGTACTGCTCAGCCAATACTGTTAAGTATTTCTTATCAACAAATCCAGCAACTTTATAACTTAGCTGTACTTGTAAATTATCCAATAATGCTCTTACTTTTGTAGTGCCGTTGATGCCCAGGCTAGTCAGGTAGTCAACAATCCAATTAACATATCCACTAGATCTAGTGATGCTTGCACCCACAGCTTCGCCGTTGATTGCTACTGTGTTTGGGGTAATGCGTCGATTGGTTCTCGAATCAACGTACTGCCCGTAATCTGAATTCTTAAAGTATGTATTGGTATCTAGTAAAGTACCAAAGTATATCCCGGGCTTCATAAGTGCCACTGCGGCCTGCAATGCATAAGGATATTCGCTTGTGCGAGTCCAGGCGGCTTCTACTGGGGCCATATCCCCGACTTGGAAGCTTTCGCTAGCATTTGCGCTGCTAAACTGAGCAGCTATATGTGACAGGGGTGCTCGTAACTCGCCAGCAGCGTCAACTGGGATAATCTTACTCAAGCCAGGTCGAGCAAATGCAGTGTGAATTCCTGCCCTAGTTCCGTGCCTAATTATTCCCGCTTCGATGTCATCCCACAAAACTGTGTTGCCGGATGTGTACGGTGCAGGACCGTATTGGTCTTGCCACCAAGCCGGCTCTTCGGTAAATCCCAACATTTCCCACGGATGGCTATGGGGCTTATCTGTGTCGTAGAAATATTGATAAATTCCTCTCCAGTACCCAGGCAAAGCTTGATTAAACAGAATATCTTTACTGTATCTATAATTGTAAGTAAACGGATCGTTGCTAACGAAATAGCTGTTAGAAATATAATCCAACTTGTTAGAACCAACCCATTTCAAGAAGTTAGAATTTAGAATTTTCTTGAACTCGGCCAACGAGTATTCTGTTGTCCTGAAGCGACCCGGAACCAATGTTCGCAAATCTAAAATCTCTTTAGATGGATCAACTTTGATATTGTTGTAAATCCTGAGCTCTAACTCTAACAGATACTGATCTCTGAAGTCGCCAAAAGCAGGAGTTATACTACCGTCATGGCCATAAATTACAGATGTCGGAATTCTGTAAGTAGTGTCTAATTCAATTGCCGGTAAAAACTTAGGATACAGCCCAAGCTTAGTAGGAGTCTCGGGTATGAAGTTGCCGTCGGTGCTAATATATTCTCTAATTTCAAGCGTGCCGCCAATGGCTGTGGCTAGTGTTTCAGACAATTGTATTGCTGGCCTAGTTTGATCGAACGTAAAGTCTCGACCAACAACTAACTGATGCCCGTTGTAGTATACTAAAACTGCTTTACTCTGCAATAAAGCATTGTTAAAGATGCTACTAATCTTGTACTGTCTTTGGTTAGTATTGAGGATGCTGTAATTGATCGTAGATGATTCGCCGTAAGGAACCATGTCGCTATAATACCAAGGGAAAGACTTGTTCTTTACTGCATTGATGGATTGTAAAATCTTGTCTACACCGGCTTTGGGATCATCTAAATCCAAGCCCGGAAGAGTAGTACACATTTCAACAAATTTGTTCTTGAACTTTGTGTATTCGCGACGTGCATAGTCAATACCAGACATCAAGTTAGCTTGTTCATTAATCAAGAACAAACTAGAATAAATTACAGACGCAGAGTTTTGTAAAATATTCCCGCCATATGCGCGGTGATCTAAGTCTCGAAGATTACTATCACCCGGAACGTTACCAGAGATCTCCGGAATATTCTGCCCAACAGCAACCAAATTATTTCTCAATTGCCCTAGTGTAATTGTAGAAAACTGCTCGTTCTTGCTGTTATAATTCAAGTTACTAGGAACTTGATAATGGGCCAGTTTACTTGTAGATTTGCTGTACAATAATATATCGACTTTGTCGCCAACTGTTAACAAGTTAGCAGGTATTTTTACCGCAGTCCTTTTACCAAACTTTGCAGAAGGGTTATATGACGATGCATCGAGCAATGTATTGTTAAGGAATACTTTGAGGGTAGGCGTCTCAGCAACTGCACTCGGTTCAATGTCAATTTCAAAATAATTTGTCTTGCCGGTGTAAGTGTTGCTGATAATTTGATACTGACGACTAGGCTCGTTTACTGTTGTCCAGACATTTCTTTTAGCGAATGAGTAACGTCCAGTATTCTGTCTCAAGTATCCTGTGTCAACATTTAATGTCTTAAATGTAGTCCCAACTAAGTAGTCAAATGTTTCAGTACTGAAATTGTTAGTAAATGTTATGTCAGCAATACTGGTATTTGTAACAGTACCAACGTTGGTGTAAGCAATAGGAAACCCTAATACTTTATCATTAGCACCGCTACCAACTTTATAAGAAAGAATCTTATTGCCAGCAAATTTACTGCCCTTATAAGTAGAAAAACTTGTATCAGCCGCATCAAACGCATCAAACAAAGGAGTTTGATTAGCCTTAATCTTGCTTTGGGACCTAGTCCAAACTGTCCCATTGTACCAAAACGTATTACCTTTGTTTACACCTTTAGTTGCAACCAAGCTATCATATGGCTCTAACGCATCCTCTGGATCTTCGGAAATCAGCAACTGAATTTTAGGATCACGATAGCTAAACGATACATCAATTAATGCAAACTTAGAAGGCGATGCTAGTTGCACCTTGGTATCTGACATGATGCCGGAAATAGTGCCAATGTATTCGTCAGTGGACGTAAACAGTGCGCCACCAACATGTAAGTGTTCTGTAAATTTAGTGTCAGTGCCAGTGACGGTTACTGTGCCCCCGGTACCGTGAATACTAACTGCACTACCAACAATCTGTTGTATTTCAAAATTTGTAACAAATTCAATTTGGTACTGAGTGGCTCCAATGTCTGTTACTTCCTGTACAACACCAGCTGGTGTTAGATTAGGCCAATCGAACCCAGTGATGGTAGTAGCTGTTAACAAATCCTTTGTACCAACCACAGTCCACATATATGTGTATAGGCCGTCCACTTCCTGAGTTAATACCGGAGATGTTCCTGAATAATAGTTAAGTTTAGAAGGGGCAATTGTAATTGTGCCGGGACCGGTTCCATCGTAAACGCTAGCATACGATGGCTCATCCTGGATGCTATACTGCACTTTGTACACCTGTGTTTTTACCAGCGGATCTTTATCATTTGGAAATAGAACACGATCCCCCTCGGCCAACTCGGCACCGTGAACTGTTAAAGTTTTGCTGTGCTGCACTTGATTGAATGCATCAGTGCAAACAGTGTCAATATGGTCAACAGGACGCTTACCAATACGCCCAGAATTGATTAATTGTATGTCCGGCTCAAACTCAATGATTGGGCGCTGCGCTCTTATCGCTTGATCAAAAGTTGCTACTGTATTGCTATACTCTGCACTTTTTATTAGCACATCAATGTGGAACCAGCGGTTGTGTCTAGCCCAAGCATTTTGATCCAAACTACTACGGTTAATGGTTATGTATTCAGGAGTGTCTGGGCCTTTCAAAGGTTCGTCCCAGTTGTCGGCACTAAATGCTTCCTGGTCCCACGGCACTGTATCAATTTGTACATGCGACTCGGGACAAACTAAATTGTCAAATGGAACTAATCTTATACCCTTGCCTACGCCCTCAACTACGAAAGACTTGTTGGCATACTTTGTTGGTTGTACATTGTTGTCAAACGCAACAACCAATCCGTTAGTGAAATTAACACCGCCTGGACTGGTGTAGTTAACTTTGCCTAGAATACTAGTATCAACATAAATGTTGTCAGTTGCCTCGTCAACAAGACGAATCATACCATGCATAGCCGGGTTACTAGCATCCTGGTAATATAAGATATCGAGCTGTGCAGTCAATGCAGGTACTGGTAAAAATTGTCCGGCACTGTTTTTGTAAAATTCAACGTTGGCATTTATTCTACCAATTCTAGAATATATACGACTGTTATTTGCTACGTCTCTTACATAAGACAGTGTAACAATTTCGTTATTAAATTGATCACGAGTCAGCATGACTCTCCAGACGCCGCGGCGGTGTTGCTCCGAAACAACAGTGCCGCTGGCACGAGTCCAATTGTCGTCATTGTTGCTGCTGTCTAAGAACACAACAAATTTATTAGTTGGATCGATATCAGATCCGTCGAATCCACCGTGTAAGTTAACTACACTAGCCCATTGTGCGCCGTCAATTTCAGTAAACGGAGTGTCTACTGCATAATCAACTGGTGCTTGCATAGGCATTTTGAGATAAGTGTCTTGTGTATTGGACAACGGAACGCGGAATTCAACAACTCCGTCATCGGTACCGTTGTTCGACACCCCGTACACATCTCTAGTCGAAACACTAGGAAGAAGTCGCTTTGTACCAGTTACGCCCGGTTCAGTTTGAATATAGAATTTGCTGCCAGGCTGGTTAACTGCAAACTTATAAAGGCCTCCACGAGCTAGCAAAAGCTCTGGATTGTTGCCCTCTTTTCCTTCAATTCTCAAGCAACGATCATCAATGTCTTTAGAAATTTTATAAGTTGCTTGCTTTGTAACAGATTGAGATGGTATCAGAACCGGCTCTGGCCCATTGGGTAGCCAGTAATATTGTTGGTAATTAACAAACTTGTCTAAGTCAATCAAGCCAGTATATGTATAGTACTCACTTGAAAATAGTCTGTCATGGTCGGCGGTGATACCGCCGTAATAAGAGATCTTATTGATTAAGTCGGTGTAGCTGCTGTAGAACTCAACTTCATTGCTGCTATTTTTAATAACCAAGCTAGGCTCAAGTTGATAGTTCTGGCGGTCAGCATCAACTTCGGGCACATATCCATCTGCTGCCTTATATGTGGGCGCAAACTTTCTACCAATGTAACCGTTTAGTCTAGTGAATTCGGGCTCACTAACTAACTGGTCCAGAGTTGCTGCTAAAAACTTGCGGTTAGTGTCAGTCTGAAATATACTTGGTAAAAAATCGAGGGTTCTTCTTGCTGCCATATTATGTTATTAAATTAATGTGTTTCTGTTTAAACTTGCTGCTGTCAAGTTTAGCTGATTCGCTGTTACTGCAGAAATTATTTCCACGTTTTCTACTGTTGCTGCACTAATAATTATCTCGTTAGGTTCTGCGTTAATTTGATATAAATTACCAAAACTTACACTAGCATCTGTAGGGACAATTAATACACTTGCTACATTGGGACTTAAAGTCCTATGTAAATATGCACTCAATTCACTGAAATAAAAGGTTTCGCCAAACTCCCAATTTGCTATACTAAAATATTCATTAATAGCATTAATTACAGAAGTCTTAACGTCATTGTCACTGATGTTAATAGACGAATTCTTGATAACTTTAAATGTGGCTTGTAGATTGCTAGGAGCTTTTGCCCCAAATAATACTTTAAATTTAGCCGAATTAAACACAATAGTATCACTGATACTCTTAACATCGTTTAGACTCGAGAACTGAGTACTCAATTCTTGAACTGTAGGTTCAGCTGGCTTAGCGACGGTATTGCTAGTATCCTGAATCCAATTTCTATAATCCTTTTCATAGGATGCAGTTAACAAATAGATATCGGTAATATTCGTACTGCTAGGGTCAATACGACGGCTACTCGGGCTGTTATGGCGATACTGGAACGACAAGTCCTGTCGACCGAATTTGGCAATGTATTGAGTTTGCTCAACCAGAGACCTAGTACCAGATAGCGAGTAAAACTTATTTTCTTGAACAGCGTAGAACAACTGACCAGGGAGATATAGACTCTGATTATATTCAATGTCGGCAAAATTGTTATACAACGACACCACTTTGCTGTTATTAACTAATACTAAATTAGTGAAGTTTTCGTATCCTGCAACTTGCTCAAAGAATACTAGTTTGTTGTTGCTGTTTGTCTCTGGAGACACTACAATATTAAACAGATCTGGGTTATCCGGGATTCCATCGTTGTTGCTATCCGCAAATGTAACAAAGATTTTATCTTTGTTGATGTATCCGTCAGATTCAATGTAATTCTTATACACAAACCAAACAATGTCTTGACCTAATGGCGCCGAGGAATCGGGACCAGAATTAGTCTTTAAGAGTTTTATATTGTCATTGACCGTAGTACCAGTTTTAGAGTCAAAAATCTTAGTGCGCTGATCGTAGTAGAATGTAGTTTCGCCAGTGCTGTGCATGACATACTCAATGCCACGATAATAAACAATATATCCCTCGGCAGTATAAACGAACCTCATTAACCAACTGCTGTTAGCACCTGTACCACTAGTGTCATCTTGGCCATCTAAACTAAAACTTCCGCTAGTGTTTAAATTCTCACTCTTAATGACTTCCCAAATTTGCTTCGATGCTTTAAAAGTTAACCCAAAATCAGATTGGCTTTGAATCAATTGGGCCACAGTGTCTGTGAAGAATGTGGTGAATGCATTTTTAAAGACTGGATACACTAATTCAACTATAGCACCAGTCGGTACTTTAACGTTCAGTGTAACAGGACCCGACCCGTCTGCAAGGTTGCCGGAACCGTTGTTGGTACCATCGCCAAACACCTCAGTTACAGTGGCATACACTACGGTGTGGTCATGCACAGATGTAGGCAACCCAGGAACCATATTGTTGCTAGCATCAAAATAGTAACCAGAGCGAGCCACAAATTTTACAATCGACCCTTTGCGCAAATATTTTGCATTATTACGCACCGCTCCGGCAATTTGTGCCAATGCGCGATTAAATGTAAAGTACCCAGTAGATTCGTTAGATCCAGTTGTACTTAAATTCCATACAAAATCGCTCACAGGAAATGTTGGATAGTTTGCATAATAAAAATGCAGCATTTCCTTACTAGCAATTTTCTCTACTACCTGTCGATTAATGGTATTGATTACATCCGCTGTATTATTGAATGTGAATCTAAATGTACGAATAAAATTGTCTCTGTAGAGAACACCGTCTTGTGCAAAAATGTTAGTACTCGAATATTTGCCTGTACTGTCAACTACGTCAAGGAAACGACTTTGCCCAGAACTAGTTCTGTTCAGACTCTTAACTTTAATGACATTACCAAAGCTAGTGTAAGGAAGGATGTTGTAATCTTCCCCAGTAATCATTCGATTTTGAGTATAATACTGCTGGGGTGCTTTTTGTCTAATATCCTCGGTACTTTCACGTGAATTAGCATTCGATACTGTGTATTGTAGGCTAGCTCTTATAGTAATAGTCTCGGTCCTGCCCTGGCGATTAACATAGTTAAGCGAAATGTTAATACCCTTCATTTCGTCGGGTGTAATCTTATAAGTTAATCCGTTGCTGACACGATAATATGCTCTAAAGTTACCAATTGGCATGTTTGTAAAACTGCCGTCACCAAACACCAAGTCGATTTGGTCAGCTGCTCTTGTATTAACTTGATACAAGTTGCGATCAGCACTGCTATTGTAAATTACGTTAACCCCGGAAATGGCCGGAACTTGTGCCCATTGATCCCCGAGTGACTTATTAGCATCTAGGCTATAAAGCCAAACATCGGTGTTGTTGATGTTACTATAGTTTACACTAACAATTCTGTTAGGGATCGTCTCATTGATACTAAATTCTTGACTAGATAACGTGCCTTGCTTGAAGTATACAAAGAATCCGGTGTCGTTACTGCTGTTACCGTAGTTGTCGTTGCGATAAAGGATGTTAAATGGTCCAGATGTGTTGGGCGCAACTTCGTAAATATAATCTTTGCCCGCGAATGTGGCACTAACTACTTCAAAATCAAAATTGCTTCCTTCAACAGGGGCCTGAAATGGATACACGCCGAGTACATTTTTAATTAGATTCAAGCTATACTCTTCGGTAGCAACACCGTTAATAACACGACTGCTACCTGGCTTGCCCACTACTTGGCTGTTAACCATTGATGCATTTAATATAGTAGTAAATTGCTCTAGCCAGTTGTCGTTTGTTTGGTCGTTCCAGTTTACTACTAAATTACTTAGATTTAATCCGTTACTGTCGTATACAGTTTCTGTGGTGTAAATGCTTTCAATTTTTAGTAACCCAGAGCTGGCAATATTTCGTTTGGGGTTGTAGCTAATTAGGCGAGCTAATTTTAGGATACTATCACGGCGTTCAGCAGTGTCGATAAAATTTTCACGTGCGTTTAAGTCAGTTCTGAATGCTAGGCTTTGCCCCATAAAGGCAATAAGGTCAATAAGAGCTACAAACTCCGAGCTTTCTGTAAAATCGTTAAAATCCTCAGGATAGTAGACCCTAAGGTAATCGATCATTGTCTTGCGCAATGTCTCGAAGTCATAGCTAGTGAAGTCGGCCTCTTGAAAGGTTTGGTATATCTTTTTCCAGTTTTCTGCTACTAGCAAACTTGTTTGTCGTGCGTTGATTGCCATCTATTAACCCGTTTTTAATATTTATTGGTGCTATAATGTACGCACTAATTACGCCATGCTAACAGTTTTACTGTTCTGATCGAAGTTGAACTTTAATAATTGAGTTTGATCTGATGGCACGTATGTAAGCTCTAATGCAATTTGTAGTCCGTATTCAAAACGGGTGACATTGACATTATCTATTGTTATCCTAGGATCGTAGGCTGCGATAGCTTTTATGTCTGAAACAATTGCTGCTTTAATTTCTTCAGTAAAAGGCTCAAACAGTACACCCCAGATAATTGTACCAAAGTCTGGGTTCATTAACTTTTCGCCTTTGCGAATGTGAAAATGATTGTACAAGTCTTGCTTGACTAACTCGAAATCGGTTAGTCTAAACTTTTTAACTCGATTGTATGTACTGAAGCCTTTGTATGTAGTCATAATATGTATTTAACCCTGTGCTGCCAGCACATCTACGGCATATCTGCCGCGGTTAAAATACATAGATCCGGTAGTACCATACGCATCTGCGCCCCCACCGGTTAGGCGCCATTTTTTAGCGCCAGTTGCACCTAGCAACTGCGCCACTGCCATCATGCCAGCAACTGTACATAAGTCGTCGCCCTCTTTAATTCCACCATTTCGAACTAAGTTACTATAGTTCATTTTTAGAAGAATTTGCATCAACTTTTCTTGCACTAGACCGTTGGCTAGAAAATCCTCTTTGCTCTTTATGCCATCTTTGCCAGTCCACGAGCTAGGTATACCAATGGCTTTGTTGCCGCCATACAGGGCATATGCATCACGTTTGATATGACCCGTTTCCACTAGTGCTGCGGCACCAAATTGATACTTGCCACAATAACCGATAGTGTTTACTATATCATATCGGCAATTGCTTTCTGTCCAGCCAATTTGAGTCATAAGGGCCTTGACCATAGTTGCAGTTAGAGGGCCAATACCATCAGTAACTGCCGGGGCATCGGATCGGGTCATGTAACTTTTGTTAACTGGTTTTGTTACACCCTGTCCCGAAGCCTCCTTTGGGCCAGGATCTAGTTGGTCCGTAGACTTTGACCCTTTACACTCAACTATAGGAATATCCTTCGACGGTGGCGGACCGGACGTTACACTATTTCCGGTACCAGAGCCGGTACTAGTACTAATTGCTGCTCCAGCAACACTACCAGTAACTACAGTCTGACCAGCAAGTGAAGAATTTTGATGTAAACTCCAAGGCTCATGAGATGGGGCAATTTCTGCAATTGTTGACAATCCCCCGTCAATGCTTTCCCATTTTCCTGCAGAGTTTTTACCAGTGTCGCTAAGTTTATTAATTTTAAGAGACTTGGGTCTGTTGACCCCGCCTCCGGCACCATTGTTTAGTGTTATAGTGCTGCCTGTTAGCTTTAGCCCAGCAGCACCAGTGTAACTGCCTACCCCGGATGCATTGATATCTAATGTACCACTACTACCCAACCCAACTTTTCCGCCAAACATTGTTAAGTCTTGCGCACTATTGATACCTATCTTGTTGCTTTGCAAATTTAAACTTTTACCGGCGCTGACATTAACATCTTGACCTGCATTCAAGTTGATATTTTTGTCAGCATGAAAGTTTAGGTCCCCTTGTGCCCTAACGTTTACGCTATTACTGCTGTAAATGTTTAAATGACCGGGTCCTGTCAATTCAACCCAAACGCTACCATCGCCATTGCCGATGTACAATATGCGTTCGCTGTCATTCATTAAAATCTGATGTCCGCCTGCTGTGCGCAAACGAACTAAGCGATCTTGGTCTTGGTAGTTGCCATCGTCCATGACAAAAGAGTGTCCGCCTTTCCTAGCAGCAACTGCATAGTCGCTTTCCTTAAGCTCGCCCGACTTGACTCTTTCGGCATATCCAGGATTGGTAGATGGGTCATTTATTGGCCGACCCGGTGTACTAATACCAAATACATAACTAGGGCTTTCGCGTTGACTCGAACTTGATATGATACCACGGATGTAGTCCTCATCAAGTCCTTGCCTTAGTAGTACTTTGTACTGCTCTTCGTGAATTGGCTTCTTGGCTGTTACAAAGTTTGCCCAATCGACGTTTTCGCTGTTTTCGTTAAATTCTGCTACAATAGTAGGCTTACCGTTGTAAGACGATTTTACTTGAGAGTCTTCAATATTACTTGAATCTACGTTTGTACTACCAGCATTGCCCGGAAGCATATGATGTCCCAGCTGATTGGGAATACATGCAAACCAATAGCCCCTGTTAGGATCACCAGCAACAAAGGTACATAACACTAGATTACCAATATCGGGACTAACTGCCCAGAAACCATATGTGTGTTTTACTTTACTAAATGTATTCTGTTTGTTAGTATCCGGCTGAGTAGTTGACCCTAAGTAGGGACTAGCATAGGAAACTGTCCTCCAATTGTCTACATTATCCTCGTCTCCGCTAGATAAATCGGGAATGTATACTTGTACTCGACCGGATCTAGTAGGGTCTAAGTTGTTCTTAACTTTGCCAATGTAGGGACCCGAATCCAATCTAATAGAAGATTCTTCTCTCCTGTATTGATCTGGTATCTTTTTACTAACCCTTTTGTCCATTGCCATTGTATTATCCTTGATCTGTTAGGGTGCTACTATCTATTAAAGGGGCAAACTTAATTGCCAACTTTATAGCCTGTTGCTCTTCAATTTGATCGTATGCTGTGTTGCCGTTGTCTTCGTCGCTATTTGATACTGCTGCGGTAGTGTATACTGCATCTGCATCCGCTGCCTTCAATTCTGCTGCCCTATCCGCAACCTGCTGATCTATCCCAGTAAACTCATCTGCTTCGGATGTAGCAGGTGCTTTTGCTTCAGCAACTGTAGTAACATCAGGTGCACGGTTGTCAACCTTTTTAATTTTAGAACCTGCTAGACTATCGTAATCAGGCTGATCAAATAATCGAATCATTTCTAAAGTTTGTGTAAACACTCCATTGGAAAATTCGTTGTCAACAGTAATAATCTTGTACATGCCACTAAACACACTAGTCTCAACTTGGCCCCACTCCATTAGCCCGCTCTTGGGGTTAAAGTCAACTGGCGTTTTGAATTGAACTAAAGCAAACACTTCACCTGCATCATAAATCACACTGCCCGATTTAGGATCAACAGCTAAATCTGACCTCTGATCAGGATTGTTTACTGGATTAAAGAATACATCATCTTGCTTAATTAGCTCAGGGTCTCCAATGATCTTTAACTTAATATTGATCATATCGCCGCGGCTGCTACTGAGCATGCTCTTAGAAAAATCATTTATCAATACTCCCTTGCTATCGGGGCTGGCTGCATTGACCATGTCTGCTTGTCCACTAACAGGAACTACCACTTTATTTTGCACGTTAACAGGTTTGTCGGCTGCAACTGCATCATCAGTTTCATCTTGCTTGGGCTGCTTCTGAACTGTTGATTCTTGTATTTTGGCTCGGTCGGCGGTAATTGCTGTGTAGAACATTGTGTCAAAGTCAATGTCAAAGCTGATAATACTTTGATTCTTGCCAGTGTACATATAGTTGTATTCTTTACAATAAAAATCGGGCTGCGAGGTTGGCACATCTCGAAATTTACTGTTATAATAGGTGTACTTCTTAACATAGTAAGTAGTTTTCTTACTATATTTGTCAAGCTTAGTATCAAACTGCTTTATTTCAATCACTGGAATAATGCGGTACCAGTCAATGGGTTTATTCGATTTGTCTGCGGCCGTTTGCGGATCTACTGCGGGATCCTTAACTTGCCGCCGTATGTATTCGCTGCTACGCATGACCATGTTGATGACTTCCAGAACGTTTGTACCTGCATTGATTGTAAATGTTTCAATACCGGGCTCAACCGGTGCTGTAGGTAACCCAGCTTGAGCTCTAATTGCCGCAATGCCACTAGCAGAATTTGCTGTGGCCATGGGCGTTCTTGAAGCCGAAGTTTTTGCAGGAATCACAATTTCCGAACTGGCTATTTCGGGATCAAACACAAACTCGTAGATTTCCGGAAATTCCCTATGCTTGTTCTCTTTGAGCTGCCTCTGATAACTATTCATGGCCGCAGTATAACTACCTACAACGTAACTGGTGTTAACTCCATCTTTACTTAGGGCTTTGGCTTGCGTTTCAGTTTCAGCCGATCTGGTGCCCTTAGGTTCAGCTTTACGCTGCTCAGCCGCTTCGCGCATAGACGATTCGACTCTTTCCGATACCAGCGATTGGACTTTAGTGATAGAATCTGCCTCGCCGGCTGATCCAGTAGAGCTAAAAAATTCCCCAACAGTCTTGGCCCGCACTTCTAAAAATGCAGGCGTGCTAGCTGTCGTTTCACTAAATGCCTGATGGCTATAAGGCACCGCTTGCAACTGGTACTCGGTACCCTTGCTGCTTACTTTAACTTTACATCCGATTAGTTTAACTGGCAAATACTTAGATTGATTCTTAATGGGGTGCATTAAGTTACCCAATGTGTCATTACCAAAAAAGTCAATTTGCAACAAAAAGGGAATCTGCATCCAGCTCTTGGCCCCGATGTCTTGAGTTACAAATAGCAACCGATTGATTAAAGTAACACCGTAGGGCTCAACTAGCGTAAAGTTAATTTCAACTGCATTGCTGTTACGACTCCTAGAGTTCATGCCAACTACAGTTTTAAACACTAAGTTTTCAAAATAAAAGTCTTCGTTGAACCGAGCATTTCGCTGAAAATCAACAGAGTCCCTACGCCCGGCGCTGGCTATTAAAACAGTCTTGTCATTATTTTTGTAAATGTACCCCGGTTTAGTAACCAAATCGTTATATTTGTCTGGAGGTATTACATGAAAACTCAATCCGTATGTGTAATCCGCATATTCAAATAGAGGATTGTCACGTGGTTTAATGCCAGACTTGTTTTGCCCAATTGATGCTTTTTTTACTGACTCGTCAACTACTGCTTTTTTACGATCTTCATTGGCAGTTGCAGCCGACTCTACTTGCGACTGACTAGTGTTTTCCGGACCAACCTCGGGGCTTCGTTCATCAGCCGGAGTTTCTGACGACTTGATGTTATTGACTTCCTTTTCAGTCATGTCCTCGGTAGTACTAGCATCCGGTGCAGTCTCGGCAACAGTTGGTTCGTCTTTGGGATTGGATGCTGCTCGTGGATCAACCGGCGATGGCAGATCCCCTGCATTAACTCCCTTGGCTTTGGCCAAAGACATAAGTCCTGCAGGACTTTCTGCACGAGCTAAAGTTTTGCCCGCGCCATCTACCATCAATAAAAGTCCAGTGTTATCGTCAACCTTTATCGATAAAGGGTTTGTGTAGTCAGTTGATGCCATTGATTACAGCCCCAAAGTTGCAACTAATGTTTCTTTTTTAGGAATAAAGATATGTTGCCCCGGATAAAAATCAAAAATAGGATCTTTAAGAACGTTAGGGTTACGACTAACAAACACCCACCACAGTGTAGAGTCTCCGTACAAGTCATAGGCCAGCATATCGGGGCGGTGCTTATATACCGCATCAATCACATACTCTACATCCGATGCTGTTTTGGGAATAGGCCGAAATTCAAGAACATCAAGAAATCTCCCAAACATTCCAGTCCCATAATAAGGACTAGCTTTACTGTATGTTGCCATTAGATAAATCCTCCGCCCACTAGTTTGCCACTAGCAAATTTATCCAAGTCAAATTCAGCAACACTCTTTCTGCTGTAGATGGGCTGCAAGCTAATTTGAATTTGACTAATTGTAGGCAATCGATTCATGCGACTCTTACCGGACGTCGTACTGCCTTCGTAAGGGTATTTTTCGGACGCATCCATAGACATAGGATCAAATGTCACAGACGGCACTTCTAAGTAATCAACATCCTGCCCCATTGTGTGAGTAAAACTAGTCAGAATGCAAGGAACATTAGGGAACAAATGCTCCCCGTAACCATTTAGAAATAACACAGGCGGGGGGTTACCAGCATTGCTGCCATTACCGTAAAACATCTTTGTTGCAGATCTGAAGAAATAAATACAAGCTAGCAGATACTGACCTTCCTCCACTGTTTGTACTGTAAAATCGCCACTCAAGTTGATGGCTTGCACATCACTTGAATCATAAAAGTATGCTGCATAGTTGCTATGAGTTGTCTTTTGTGACGAGTAATTTGCGCTGTAAGAAGTTGTAATATTTGGTGTATAAGGAAAAACTACGCCCTGTGTGCTGATCAAAGGGGCCAAAATTCCTGCTTCCCCTTTGTAAAATATGCCGCTAGATTCGCCAACACTAACACGAACTCGCCAGTCGTTCTCAATAGGCACTGTAGTACCGTCTCTGGATCCAACCGAAAATCCGACCCTAGTTTCGGGAGCTTGCATCGTTGCTCGACGACCGCCGGCAGCTAATCCAGCAATACTCAAACGAGCTTTGCTGGGATCGAGTGTGTCACCGATCCTGTTTTTAACGAAATCGGTAACTTTGCCTAACCCCGATGATATGCTATCTAAACTAAAAGACATTGAATAACCCCTTGCTTTTAGTATTTATTTGTAGTAATATATGCTTAGTTTTTAAGGAAACCATGAAATCAAACTATCTAAACAACAAAGACATCTTAAAGGAAATTCATAAAAGTAAAACAACTTACTGCACATATTTGGAACCCGGGTATTCCGAATACGATATGATTGTCCATGATGTTGCCGACATCAACCCAAAATCTATTGCAGAAGCTAGACAAAATCGTGCAGATCGTCTAGCACGATTGGCTCACGAAGAAGCATTGGCTGCTACCGGAGAAAAGAGAAAACTAGACGAGTTTGCAATCGACATAGAAACTATTGCAGACACAGATGTTGTCTTCCGGTTAATGACGTGGGATCATGTGCCAATCGACGAAGCAAAAACAGCCAAAGCAAAACTAGCTGCCGAAGAAGACGATACCGTACTTACAGAATACGACGAACTAGAGCCCCCAAATACAACCAAATATGTGAAATGTAATTTTCCTCCATTTCAGCACTTTAAAGTTACACAAGACGGCACGCCTATATTGGTAGGAAAGAGCCATTGGAAGGGCGATTTAATTACAGGCGAATGGTCTAGCGATCACGGTACAATGACTAAAAAACTAGCATTGATGTTTATGAAACTGTGCGAGCGCTATGCAACAAGAAGTAACTGGCGTGGATACACATATAATGACGAAATGCGATCACAGGCATTACTACAGCTAAGTTATGTAGGACTAAAGTTTGACGAATCAAAAAGCCAAAACCCATTTGCATATTACACCGCTGCCGTCACTAACAGTTTTACTAGAGTTTTGAATATTGAAAAACGTAACCAAAACTTACGTGACGACATTCTAGAAATGGCTGGAATGACCCCGTCGTATACTCGACAAGGTATGAGCGGCGGACATCATTACGATGCAGACGAGTAACTTGCTCTTGATCTGCTACATTACACTCTGTTAAACTACATAATGAGCAATTTATTTAAAAAGGCCGCGGTATTCACCGACATACATTTTGGGCTAAAATCAAATAGCGTACAACATAATGAAGATTGCATAAACTTTGTTAAATGGGCTACTACCAAAGCAAAAGAGGAAGGGTGCGAAACTGCATTCTTCCTTGGCGACTGGCACAATAACAGAGCAAGCATCAACATCTTAACACTGGGTTATAGCCTGCAAGCATTGGAGCATCTAAATGCAAATTTTGAACGTGTGTATTTTATTCCTGGTAACCACGATCTATATTATCGCGATAAACGTGACGTTCAAAGCGTGGAGTGGGCGAAGCACCTCCCTAATGTTCAAATCTGCAATGATTGGTTCAGCGATGGTAATGTCACTATTGCCCCTTGGTTATGTGGAGATGATCATAAACGCCTGGCCAAGCTAAAAGGCGATTACTTGTTTGGGCACTTTGAACTACCCGGTTACTTGATGAATGCCATGGTTGCTATGCCAGACCATGGTGATATCAAACGAGAAGATCTAAGTGGGTTCGGTCATGTTTACACTGGCCACTTCCATAAACGTCAAACTAAGAACAACGTTACATACATTGGCAACTGTTTCCCACATAACTATGCAGATGCTGGCGACGACGACCGTGGTCTTGCTGTTATCGAATGGGGGAAGCCAGCAGTGCATTATGCATGGCCGGATCAGCCCAGATACAGAGTTTACAAACTAAGTGATGTGCTCAATCACACAGAAGTCATGTTGCAGCCGGGCATGCACTGTAGAGTTAATTTAGATATTGATATTAGTTACGAAGAAGCAACTTTCATCAAGGAAACATTCGTGGACACATATAAACTACGAGAGCTAACATTGATCCCGCAACGAGTAATCGAAGAAGTTGGCGAAAATATTATGCTAGGCAATATTGCCTTTGAGAGCGTAGATCAAATTGTCACTAGTCAATTAACTAATATCAATAGCGAACATTATAATCAAAATCTATTGCTGGACATTTACCGTAACCTATGATTAGAATCAAGAATTTATCTGTTAAAAATTTCATGAGTGTAGGTAATGCTACACAGGCACTAAACTTTGATCGAAAAGATCTTACTCTAGTGCTGGGAGAAAATGTCGACTTAGGTGGCGACGATACTGGTGCTAGGAATGGCACCGGTAAAACTACCATTATCAATGCATTGAGTTATGGTTTATTTGGTACTGCATTAACTAATATTCGCAAAGATAACCTGATTAACAAAACCAATAATAAGGCCATGTTAGTTACTGTTGAATTTGAGAAAGACGGCATCGATTATAAAATTGAAAGAGGTCGTAAACCAAACACCATGGCATTCTATGTCGGCGATGTTGAAAAAGAGATCACCGATGAAAGTCAAGGAGACAGCAGAGAAACCCAACAAGAAATTGAACGTATGTTGGGCATGAGTCATGATATGTTCAAACATATTGTGGCCTTGAACACGTACACTGAGCCCTTCCTAAGCCTAAGAGCCAACGATCAGCGGGCTATCATCGAACAACTGCTAGGTATCACTTTGTTGTCTGAAAAAGCAGAAAAACTCAAGGAACTTGCAAAAGTCACTAAAGATGCAATTACTGCCGAAGACTTTCGAATAAAGGCAGTAACTGATGCAAACAAGCGCATTGAGGAGCAGATAGAAAGTCTCCGAAAACGCCAAAAGTTATGGCTAGCAAAACACAATGATGATATTGCTAAATTGGAAGCTGCTTATACAGAATTAAGTACCATTGATATCGAATCCGAGTTGCAAGCGCACAAAGAGCTTGCTGCATATAGTCGCAAGAAAAAAGAAATTGCGGATCTAACTGCATTAATTAGACGTTGTGAGTTAGACGAAGCTCGCGAGCTAAAGTTAGTCGATCAACTCAAATCTGAAATCACTAGCTTAGAGAACCACACTTGCCACTCGTGCGGACAAGAGTTCCATGATGAGCGACAAGTGCAGGTCTTGAATCGCAAACGTCAGGCGTTGCAAGAAGCAGCGTTACAAGCCCTGGCCACTAACACACAGCTGATCGAGAACACAGATGCACTCCGTGCTCTCGGCGAGTTAGGTCCGCAACCCAAAGTGTTCTATGATCAAGAAAGCGATGCATTTGAGCATCGCAGTAGCATGGCCAATATCTTAAGTCAGCTGAGCGCTAAACAAAACGAATCTGATCCCTACACTGAACAGATCGCAGAGATGAGCACACATGCACTGACTACTATTAATTACGATGTTATTAATGAACTGGGCTTGCTAAAGGATCATCAAGAATTCCTTCACAAATTGTTAACCAATAAAGATAGTTTTATTCGTAAACGAATTATTGACCAGAACTTGTCTTACTTAAATGCACGCCTTGCACAATATTTAGATCGTATTGGACTGCCGCACACAGTAAAGTTCAACAATGATTTGTCTGTTAGCATAACTGAACTAGGCCGAGATCTGGATTTTGACAATTTGTCACGTGGTGAACGCAATCGACTCATCTTGTCCTTGTCTTGGGCCTTCCGAGATGTATGGGAAAGTTTATACCAACCAATTAATTTGCTATTCATTGACGAGCTGGTTGACAGCGGAATGGACACTAGCGGTGTTGAGAATAGTTTAGCTATACTTAAGAAGATGGGCAGAGAATCAAATAAGTCAATTTGGTTAGTTAGTCACAAAGATGAACTAGCAGGGCGGGTGAACAATATTCTGCGAGTCATTAAAGAAAATGGGTTCACTACATACAATACTGATGTAGACATTGCATGAAACAAAAATATATAGATATGTACATGGACTGGGCTGCTCGAGCAGCCGAGCTTAGCCATGCAAAACGATTACAAGTGGGCGCTGTCATTGTTAAAGATGACAGTGTTATCAGCTACGGTTACAATGGCATGCCGGCTGGGTGGGACAACAATTGTGAAGATAAGATATACGATCCGGGCGCCGGCGGGTGGCTTGACCCCGATGAATTTAATGCTAAGTATCCGTACGAAGAATGGCACAATGGTGCCATGCGCCTTGTTCGCTATGGGCTAAAAACTAAACCAGAGGTACTACATGCCGAATCAAACGCTCTTGCAAAACTGGCGAAGTCTCACAACAGTGGCCTTGGGGCCGACTTATTTGTTACTCACAGTCCTTGTATCGACTGTGCCAAGCTCATTTATCAGTCAGGCATTCGTCGCGTTTATTTTAATCAGAACTATAGGGACGATGCGGGAATAACATTCTTGGAAAAGTCTGGTATTGTAGTAAAAAATGTTAGCGGTGGCGAAAACGTCATAACTACATTACAAGCACAAATACCGCATGACCTGGACGTATCAAGGACAAATAGTTGACGAGATTCCCGAAGACATAGTTGGCTTCGTTTATCTTATCACTAACGTCACTACTAAACGTATGTACGTTGGCAAAAAACTTGCCAAGTTTGCAAAAACCACATACAAAACAGTAAAACTCAAAAACGGTACAAAAAAGAAGAAAAAAATTAAAGGCAAAATTGACTCTGACTGGAAAACCTATTATGGTTCTAGTATTGAGTTAACTAAAGATGTCACTACTCTAGGGGCAGATCAGTTTACTAGAGAGATACTGTTTTATTGCAAAAGTAAAGCAGAATGCAGTTACATTGAAGCTCGAGAACAGTTTTTAAGAAAAGTTTTAGAAAGTAGCGACTACTATAACGGTCATATTCAGGTAAGGGTGCATAAAAACCACATTAATGGCAAGTTATCCGTATGACCAATAACGAATACTCTTATACTAGAATGCCTTGGGGGAAATACAAAGGACGTTATCTTAAAGAGATACCCGAAGAATACCTTCAGTGGGCAGCAAATGCCTGGCAAGATCAGGCTACCGCACTTATGTTTAAAGCAGAGTTAGCTCATAGAAAAGTCGACTGGGCAGACTTAGAATCAAAATTAAAAAATCAGACACGTATTAAACAGTAAGTAGTATACACAATCAGCAGTAACAGCTAGCACCGGCTAATTTCGGGTGTACGAGCAATAAGCAAAGGGTAAGAATATACCTGGACCGGAAACTCCTCAGGCTGCACGAGGTACTTAGCGACTATCCTTAACCGGACGACGATGGACTATGCCTTCATATGAACCATTTCGCTATTTGAATAGATGTAATTTTAAAAGGCTAAAGAGTAGAGAGATTCTACAGGTTTACAAGTATGTTAGCGTATATTTTGTAAACTGCCGTTGTGATAAGAACGCAGCTCGAGGTACCGGACAACCGCCTCTGTAATGCTGTAACGCTAGTGACTGTACGACTCGGATGAAGCGTATTTTTCTTAGCCCGCCAGGGCTAAGTGTGACTGCTTGATCTGGATGAATACTTAATTCGCTTCGCTCAAATAATTCAACTAAAAACAATTTTAAAAGCTATTTCTGAGCGTAAGCGTAAGAAATAGACTTACGTTAGTAAGTCTCAATAATGCCTTAAAAGAATGGCATTTTACTAGATTTAGTTATTTCTAAGTTCTCTTTAATAAGCTTAGATATGAGATCACGTTCTGTTGCATCTAACATCATAGCATCGTCGTAGGTTAATCCACCACGCATATACCAACTCATTCTAAGTGCTTCGTCTTTTAAGGCCCTTGACTCTTTTTCGTATCCTTCAATGAGCCTCATAATAGACTCATTGCTTAGGGTCAAGAGCCTAGCTCGAAAAAAGCTGCATAGTCGAACGTGACTTGAATATCAAAAGGATGATTGCATGAGCTACAATTAACATGCATGGGTTTAATAGCCCCAACATTATTAATTTCTGCTAGTCTTGCCTGTACTGCTTTTGCTACAGTTGACTTAGAATTTTGATAAAACTCATTGATGTGTGCTTTGTTAGTTACTCGCACCCCATCTGCTTCTATGTATTCTGTACTCGATGTAAGAGTTGCAGCGCCAATTTCAATGAGTTTTTCCATGTGCTTGGCAATTTCGATTCCACGAACTGTTGGGTCTAAGTCAGTGCTTTCGATAGTTTGTAACAGTTTCTGCTCTTCGTACTGGGCCTGATTAGTTTGATTCAAGCTAAAATACGGCTGGGGTGCCAATTTAACTTTAACCTCTCCCGATTCAACAAGAGTCGCATAGTCCGGTAATCTAATTTGATCTAGCGCAGTTTGTAAGCTTAGGCCGTAATTATCGATTTCTTTACAAGCTGGGCACTGACTAGTAAATTCCATAGTTGCCCCGTAACTGGCAATACGTATGGCAATGATCACAGCATCAACGTCAATGCTGGGCATTCTCCAAGCATCGACAATTTCTGGACAGCAGCTCTGGATCACACTTACTACCCCGGCGCCATTCATAAGAGCATCGGGTGTTCTTAGGGTAATTTCATCCCTAGTAGTCATAGGATATATAGCAACTTCGCCATTAACTGGCATTTTGATTGCATCTTCTGGCCAATATTGCCCTTTGCTGGGCAATTTCAAGTAAATTGCTGGTTGTCTGAAGTGCTTGGCGAGTGGATTGTTTGACGTAGGATCCATAATTTGATCTCCATAAATATTTGATACAACCTTATTTATTTGAACGGAAATTATGGCTGATTTAAGTCCGGACGCACAAAAAGCCCTTGATGCATTGACTAAGCTTTATCCTGAGATGGAAGGACTCCTCAAGTCTGCTAAATCTTTAGGCAAAGAGTGGTCACGTCAATTTGACTGGTCAGCTGCTAATTGGCCCAAAGAAAAAGCTGCTCTAGAGCAGCACATTAAGCAAATCAAGTTAGTTAGTGGGCCCGACGGACTGACTAAGTTTACTAATGCATTGAAAGGCAACTCGGCTCATCTTGATCAATATAGACAGCAGCTCGAGTCACTAGATCAAGCGCTTGAGGAGTTAAATGATACTACCGATCAAGCAACTGCTGGTAGTAGAAAACAACAATTAGAACAGTTGCGCGAACAAATGGCGATGAAAATCGCTGGTGCGCAATTTAGAGCAGACATGCTCAAGTCTGGTAGTGTTTTGGCTTCCAGTTTAACCAACACAGTAACGCAGTCAGTTGGGCAGTTTACTAAAGGCTTACAGAATGGGGCCAGTGCAACCGATTTAAGCAGTACCGTAATGAACGGTGCTGTTGATGCAGCGGCTGCAGGGACTGATGCCTTAGGTAAAACAGTATCTGGCACTGGATCAATTTTACAAAATTCTGCTAATCCTAAGTTAAGGGTATTGGGAACAGTTGCTGGTGTTGCCGGCGACATGATTGGCAGCATGGGGCAAGCTGCTAGTAAATTGGCCAAATTTGGTATTGAGGTTTTAAGTAAAGAAGTTGAACGTACAGTCAAGGCATTTAACGAAACTAGCGCAGCAGGTGCCTTATTCACTGATGGTATGACTGGTATGCGTAACGCATCTGCGGCAGCAGGCTTGACTACTGATCAGTTTGCTAGTGTTGTTAAGAACAATGCTGACTCGTTGGCCGCTAGTGGTTTGGGTGTAACTTCTGGAGCCAAAGCTATTGGTAACGCAATGAAAATTGGCGGAGAAACTGCAAAGCGCCAAATGCTAAATTTAGGCTATAGTTTTGAGGAACAAGCCGGACTCTATGCAGAGACTGCGGCAGCTATGCGTAGAACAGCTGGCGGAAAATCGAGTGATGCTGCGATTGCAGAACAAACACAAAAATATGCAGAAAATTTGCGTCTAATTTCTGCAATCACTGGCGAAGACGCCAAAAAGAAAACTGAAGAAGCAAGGCAGCAAAATCAAGTATTAGCATTTCAGCAGCAACTTGCTGGCAAATCGGCCGAACAGCGAGCGCAAATTGATGCAGCAATGGCTACAATGACCGAGCAGGAGAAAAAGAACTTCCGCGAACGTGTAGTTTTGGGCGCAGTTATTAACAAAGAAGGTGCAATTTACGAAGCTACAGTTGCAGGGGCACGTGAAAAAAGTGAAGCTGCATTAGCTGCATTTAACAATAATGCACTAACAGCCGAAGCAAATGCTAAACTAAACGCACAATATGGCGAGCAAATTAAGTCCAGTATCATGAACAATAAGGACTTGGCCGTTGCAGGTATGGTAGCAGGCGGATCTCTTGGAGAAGTAACTAAGTCTCAGCTAGATGCAGTTAATCAGGCCAACATTCAAACTAAAGAGGCAGTTGAAGAAGCTAAGAAAAACGTACAGGGACAGAAAGATGCAACTGATGCACTAACACAGGGCGTAACCGACGCCGCAATTGCTGCACAAGACTTTAAAGTTGGACTTCAGGAAGTATTGTTGCCAGCAGTTACCGATTTTGCTAGAGTAAGTGGTGATATGCTAAAGTCTATGCAGGAAATGGTAGCTGGCGCAATGGGCACTAAGAGCGAATCATTCTGGGATAAGACTAAACGCATCGGCAGTGCAGCTCTAGAAGGTGGTATGACTGGTGCTCAAGTCGGTGGCACAGTCGGGGCAGTGGGCGGATCGGTAGTTCCCGGTATCGGTAACTTAGGCGGTGCAGCATCTGGAGCAGTTATTGGCGGAGTATTGGGTGGCCTCACTGGTGCTATTAAGGAAGCATTTTGGGGCGAGCCCGGTAAGGCTCTAGGCGGAATTTCCGAAGGACCGACGTCGGGATATATGGAAAAGCTGCATGGTACTGAGGCTGTAGTACCCTTGGGTGCTGGTAGATCTATACCAGTTGACATAAGCGGCATGGGCACTGCATTGAAAGATATGGCAATGCAGTCAACATCAGCCGGCGGCGCAGCAACGGCAATTCCTGGGATGCTGGGTAGCACGACCAGGGATTCGTTGAGCATTTCTAGTGATTCGTTAGCACAGGAACAATTGTCATTGCTGAGAGAAATTAAAGAAGTTCTATCTGGCAGCAAAGACTTGCAGCAACAATATGTCTACAACACCTATAATTAAGTTAAATATGAATACTGTGAGTAATAAACAATGAGCTGGAAAAAATATTTTAGAACCTCGAATCCGCAAGGAACTGTAAGTCCAATTGGTAGCAATCCTAGTGGAAACGGCGGCCAAGCGGCTTACAGGAATTATCAGAGCAATTTGCCCGAAATTTATATCGGCCATCCTAATCGTACTGAGCGATATAACCAGTACGAGCAAATGGACATGGATAGCGAAGTTAACGCCGCGCTGGATATTTTGGCAGAATTTAGTACTCAGCCCAGTGTTGAAACTAACTTGCCGTTTGACATCAATTTCAAAGACAAGCCAACTGACAGTGAAGTAAAAATCATCAAAGAACAACTGCAACAATGGGTGTCTTTAAACGAATTTAACAAGCGCATCTTTAAAATTATGCGCAATACACTCAAATACGGTGACCAAGTATTTGTTCGTGACCCAGAAACATTCAAGTTGATGTGGGTTGAGATGTCAAAAGTAGTCAAAGTTATTGTCAACGAGGCTGAAGGGAAAAAGCCCGAGCAATATATTGTTAAGGACTTGCAGCCTAATTTTCAAAATCTAACGGTGACTGCGGTCACAACCAGCGATACGTATACTAATCACCCTCAAGTGGGCGGAGCAGGCGGCAGTTATGTACAGCCAAATACTCCATATTCTGGCGGTAATAGATTTAGCCATGCCCAAAACGAAAGCGTATTAAATGCAGAACATATTGTTCATTTAAGTTTAACAGAGGGCCTGGACTTGTTCTGGCCTTTTGGTAATAGTGTACTAGAAAACGTCTTTAAAGTTTTTAAGCAAAAAGAATTGCTTGAAGATGCGATTATTATCTATCGTGTACAACGTGCTCCAGAGCGTAGAGTGTTTAAGATTGACGTGGGCAACATGCCAAGTCATATGGCTATGGCCTTTGTGGAGCGTATTAAGAACGAGATTGCTCAGCGTAGAATCCCAACCCAAACCGGGGGCGGGCAAAACATGATGGATGCAACTTATAATCCGTTGAGCACTAACGAAGATTTTTTCTTCCCCACTACCGCAGAGGGCCGCGGCTCTAGCGTAGACATTTTGCCCGGGGGATCAAATTTGGGCGAAATTACCGATTTGCGTTTCTTCACTAACAAACTATTCCGTGGCTTGCGTATTCCTAGTAGTTATTTGCCTACAGGCGTTGACGATGGCACACAAAGCGTAACTGACGGTAAAGTAGGCACTGCACTAATCCAAGAATGGCGTTTTAATCAGTACTGCATGCGTTTGCAGCGCATGGTAGTAGACAAGTTGGACCAAGAGTTCAAGATGTTTATGCGTTGGAGGGGTATCAATATTGACGGGCAGTTGTTTGATATTGTATTCAATGAACCGCAGAACTTTGCAAACTACAGGCAGGCAGAAGTTGATACTGCTCGTATTAATACGTTTACATCATTGGAGGGGTTCCCTTATTTTAGCAAGCGTTTCTTAATGAAACGCTACTTGGGCATGAGCGAACAAGAGATGAGTGAAAACGAAACGATGTGGATGGAAGAAAAGGGCGAAACCAACGAAGTCCCTGCAGAAGATGTTGGCATGCGAAGTATTGGTATCACTCCAGGCGGGTTAGACACTGACTTAGCAGCCGCAACCCCTCCATTAGATGCAGGCGCAGATGTTGCTGGTGGAGCTGCCCCAGTACCCGGCGCAGGCGGTGCACCCGGTGCCCCGGCAGCAGCCGCAGCCCCGGCAGTTCCGGGCATATAAATATAGTTTTGGGTTAAATAACTTATATGTTTATATGTGAACTTTTTGAGCCTACACCAGACGGCTACAGCACTGAGAAGGATGACAACTCGGTGCAAAAATTGTCTGATGTGCGTAAGACACGTTTGAGTCTAGCTCAAATCAATCGTCTCCGAATGATGAACGATGTTCGTAAATTTGAGCACGAAAAGAAACTAACAACAATATCTAAGCAGTATAAACCTGCAGAAGATGTTGGAGCACCAGCATTATAACCCCAAATTCCTTCAAAAACACCTATATAACTAGTATATTTCTGTATAGGTGTAAATATCTAACAAGCTTTAATCATTATAAGGAGTTCTCATGAACAAGTATGAACAGCTAATTGAATATATTATCAATGAGCAAGAAGACAAAGCTCGCGAACTGTTCCACCAAATCGTTGTGGAAAAGAGCCGAGACATTTACGAAAATCTCATTGACGAAGAAGACTTTGACGAGTCCGTTGGTGGCAACCAAGTTGACAGATTGGCTGGAGATATCCAAGCCGATGAGCAAGGTATGCAAGAAGCCGAAGACGAATTTGGCGACGATGACATGGGCGGCGATGACGACATGGGCGGCGATGACGACATGGGCGGCGATGACTTTGGTGGTGACGACATGGGCGGCGATGACGACATGGGCGGCGAAGGCACCCCAGAAGAGCGCATTTCTGATCTAGAAACAGCACTAGACGACCTTAAGGCAGAATTTGATGCCCTAATGGCCGGCGAAGAAAATGAGCCTGAGCACGCTGATATGTTTGGCGGTGACGAAGGTGGCATGGACGACGGAGAAGTTGATTTTGACATGGAAGAGCCAGCTGAAGAAGGTTTCATGCGTGAATACGTAGAAACTGTTGCTAAGCCTTCTATGAACACCGAAGGTGGCGCAATTGGCGCTAAGGGCGATGGTGCAAATGTTAACAAACAAAGCATCGTAGCAAAGCCAAATCGTATGGGCGGAAGTTCTAGCAACATCGTAAAGGGTGGTACAGAACAAGCTGCTGACGGCAAGCCAACACCAACACCAAGCAACGAATACACTAAAAAGCGCGGCGAGCTAAAGGGTGCAGGTTCTTTCGAGAACGTCCCTGGGGCTAAGACCAAAGGTTACACAACCAAAGCTACAAGCTACGAAAAGGCCAAGGGTAAAGAAGGCGAAACTACTGATGGTAAGTTGCCAGTGAACCCAAAGAGTCTTTCTGGTGGTAAAGTACGTTAATTAACAAGTAGACAGCAATGGCCTCTTACTTAAAAGAAAATCTTACATTTGACAATGCCAAAATGGAGATCATCCTCGAGGATGACTCCTCTGGCAAAGGTAAGAATCTTTTCATGAAGGGTGTTTTTATCGAAGGCGGCGTAAGAAACGGCAACGATAGAATTTACCCAGTTGGAGAGATTGAAAAGGCTGTGTCTGCTATTAATGAACAAATTAAGACTGGTAACAGTGTTTTGGGTGAAGTAGATCACCCAGATGATTTGAAAATTAACTTGGACAGAGTTAGCCACATGATCACTCAAATGTGGATGGACGGTCCTGCCGGGCACGGCAAGCTAAAGATTCTACCAACTCCAATGGGACAACTAGTTAAGACTATGTTGGAAAGTGGAGTGAAACTAGGAGTGTCCAGCAGAGGTAGCGGAAACGTTAACGAAGCAAATGGACATGTTAGTGACTTTGAAATAGTCACCGTAGATGTTGTTGCACAACCCAGTGCGCCTCATGCGTATCCTACCCCAATTTATGAGGGTTTGATGAATATGAAGCATGGTCACAGGGCTCTAGAAATGGCCAAAGAGGCCCAAGAAAATCAAAGAGTGCAGAAGTATCTAAAAGAGCAGGTAACTCGCTTGATTAGAGACTTAAAATTATAGGAGAACCACAATGTTTGATGCTATCAAGCCATTATTGGATAGCGGCATTATTAACGAGGAAACTCGCAGTGCCATTAACGAAGCATGGGAAACCAAGCTTGTTGAGGCACGAGAGCAAGTTCGCGCTGAATTGCGTGAAGAATTTGCTAGCCGTTATTCACACGACAAGAAAGTAATGGTAGAAGCTTTAGACAAGATGGTAACTGAAAGTCTTACTGCCGAACTCGCTGAGTTTGCAGGTGAGAAAAAAGCCGTTGTTGAAGATCGTGTGAAGTTTCGTACTCACATGATGGAAAGCGCAGGCCGTTTCAATGAATTTCTAACTAAGAAATTGGCAGAAGAAATCCAAGAGCTACGCAAAGATCGCAAAATGCAAGTCGAAAACGTTCAACGTTTAGAGCAATTTGTTATCAAAGCGTTGAGCGAGGAAATCAAAGAATTCAGCCAAGACAAACAAGCTGTAGTGGAAACTAAAGTTCGTTTGGTTGCAAGTGCAAAACAAAAAATCGCTGAACTTCAGCGCAAATTTGTTAGCCGCAGTGCAGCTCTTGTACAAGAAACAGTTACATCTAATCTAAAGTCGGAACTAACACAGCTAAAAGAAGACGTACAACTTGCTCGCGAGAACATGTTTGGTCGTCGAATCTTTGAAGCTTTTGCTAGCGAGTTCGGTGTTACTCATTTAAATGAGAACAAAGAAATCCGCAAGCTACAACACAAGATTTCTGAGCAAACTCGTATTATCGAGACTGCTAAGAAAATTGTCAACGAAAAAGACCAAATTGTTGAGTCTAAAAATCGTGAATTAAAAGTTATCAAGGAATCAGCAGAACGCAAAGAAAAACTAAGCGAAATGTTGAAGTCATTGAATCGTGAGAAAGCTACTGTTATGCATGAGCTTCTCGAGAACGTCCAAACTGACAAGCTACAGTCGGCGTTTGAAAAGTATCTACCAGCAGTTTTAAATAACTCGGTTGTTAAGAAGTCTGAAAAGGCAGTTCTTAGCGAATCGCGTGTTGAAATTACAGGAGATAAGTCTGCTAAATCTACAGCCAAAGACACTAATGTCATTGAATTGAAGCGTTTAGCGGGGCTATAAATAAAAATAGTTTAACCTTAAGGAAAAAAGAAAATGTCACAAGAACTATTAGAAAGCCGTTGGGGCGAAACTAAAGATGCCCTGTTAGAAGGTCTACAAGGTTCGCGCCGTACTTCGATGGCTGTAGTATTGGAAAATACTCGCAAGCACCTAGCTGAAAATGCTACTTTGGGTGCAACTCAAGCTGCTAACGTGGCGACTCTTAACCGTGTAATTTTGCCGGTTATCCGTCGTGTTATGCCTACAGTTATTGCTAACGAAATCATTGGTGTTCAGCCAATGACCGGACCTGTTGCACAGATCCACACATTGCGTGTTCGTTATGCTGAAAGCATGAACGATGGTTCTGGCTACGCTACTAGCACTACTGCTGGTGACGAAGCATTGAGCCCATTCAAGATTGCTGTTGCTTACTCCGGTGACGCTGCTACTGGCCGTGCTGCTGGTACCGCTGCACTTGAAGGCGTTCCAGGACGTAAAATTAACGTTCAGATCGTTAAGCAAGTTGTTGAAGCTAAGACACGTAAAATGTCCGCACGTTGGACATTTGAAGCTGCCCAAGACGCACAAGCCATGCACGGTTTGGACGTTGAAGCAGAAATCATGGCTGCTTTGGCACAAGAAATCACAGTTGAAATCGACCAAGAGATCCTAGGTTCCCTACGTGCTCTTGCTGCTCAAGAATTCACATACGACCAAGCTGCCGTATCCGGTACTGCTACATTCGTTGGTGACGAGCATGCTGCTTTGGCAGTGTTGATCAACCGTAGCGCAAACTTGATCGCTCAGCGTACACGTCGTGGCGCTGCTAACTGGGCAATCGTTTCTCCAGCTGCATTGACTGTACTACAGTCTGCAACTACAAGCGCATTTGCTCGTACCACAGAAGGTACATTCGAAGCTCCTACAAACACCAAGTTTGTTGGTACTTTGAACGGTGCAATGCGTATCTATGTTGACAGCTATGCTAGCGACTCCACTCCAGTATTGGTCGGTTACAAAGGAACTTCTGAGGCTGATGCCGCAGCGTTCTACTGCCCATACATTCCGTTGATGAGCTCTGGCGTTGTTCTAGATCCAGCTACTTTCGAACCAGTAGTTGGCTTTATGACACGTTATGGTTACATTGAGTTGACTAACACAGCTTCTTCTCTAGGTAACGCAGGTGACTACGTTTCTGAGATCGCTGTTCAGAACCTAAGCTTCCAGTAAATCGGAAGTCCTTCGGGAAGGAAAAGGGCTTTAGGGCCCTTTTTCCACGATCAAAACTAATGCTGATAAGTATATTACAAGGACGTATTATGATAATTTCGAATAGATTAGAACAATGGGATACAATGTATCCATCTGGCGGATATATGGTAGATAGGGGCGAATTTTCGTTGCCCGATTTTTGCAAACATTGTTCCATATACGGTTACAGTTATGGTGATAGCTGCATTACTGTTGATGGTAAAAATCATTACTTAGAGGGCGGGCAATACTTTGGACTTACAGTTGATCAGACTATGTCTGCTACTGTTGCAGAAAAAATGTTTTTGATTGTACGCCTAGGTTATCGCGTACCTAATACTATCGGGTGGGTTGAGTCAAAGGGTAGACTTACGTACATTGATGGATGTAGTGACAGTTTACTAGTTTTTCCGGCTAGATTAGGCGACAGTAGTTTGAATTTATTATACTTTCCTGAAGGAATTGACCAATCCTTTCATACGCATCCTAGTTTAAGATTGGGCTGTGTTATTGCCGGATCTGGATTTAGTCAACATGGCAATAAGGGCAGCGAGCGGGAAGATCTGCTGACTGTTGGGACAAGTTTTTGTTTACAAGAACAAGAGCGTCACAGGTTCAGAACTGAAGGAAGTAGCATGACTGTTATTGCATTTCATCCAGATGGTGACTGGGGCCCAACTGATCATAATCACACTATGCTGAATAGGACATACTTGTCAGACAAATAAAAAACCGGCCTAGGCCGGTTTTGTTATATAAAGCTATTGTTGGGATTATACCATTGCAATGGTTTTATATTATAGTGAAATTTGTGATTAACGTCAATTACATCACAAGCATGTTTGAATCTAGTTACATTACTCAAGCTGGGCTTTTTAATTTTGTGCAAATATTCAGGGGCATTAATAGTCTTAGCTACTAGCTCTCTGGCATGAAATTTGTATGAAATATAGTTACCCTGATGTTTATGGGTGCGATCCTTTAAGCTCCATAACTGAAATTCTGTAGTATTGAAGAATTGCTGATAGTAATTGGCTAGATAATTATTATCAATATCCTCTGGGCTTTGTGTATAAAACATCATCCTATAGTAGACACTTGTCCATTTACAACTAAAGTTTATCCACCACCAAAAGTCACCAATAGTATAAATTGGGCAACTAGTTTTAGACATTTGAGCTGTGAATAACTCAAACCACATATCCTGTTCTTCTTGAGATAGCAATTTATATGCCAAGTACGATTTGACGTTGGCTTCAGTCCAGGGCCGATCTAGAATGCCATCTCCTCCCCATCTAACCAAGTCTCGATATAAATCAGTACCTAGCAACTGATCGTTCCCTTCCCCTGCAACTAGTATGTTATTGGAGTTATAGTATACCCCGTGTTTATCGCTATCTAATACAGTGAAATTTTTACGAATTACTTTATCCCACATCCAGGGGTTTTCCTGTATGCTTTCCTGATCCATTAGCAGTTCTATTCGTCGAGCTGACTCATCAACTCCAATTACATCAATGAAGCTGCTTAATATCAGACTGCTATCAATTCCGCCTGAATACATAATACGAATTGGCACGTTCAGGGTGTCTTGTAATGCAATCATGCTGGTTACCTTTTTATGGCAACAGTCTTGATAACTTAATGAAAAATCTGGGTCATACTCGGGCATGATTGAGTGATCGGGTACGTCGGTATCAACGGGTGTCTTGATTGATCCTGTTCGATCTACAAATGACACTGCATAGTTAATAAACTTATAAAGTGATCTCCATCGGTCCCAGTCATTGCCCTTAACGAATTCGAAAACATTTGGATTGTATGCATAGCATTTCATATTAGATATAACTGTCCTTGACAAATTTCTTATTCAACTCATCTACTACTACGGATAGCTCCTCGGCAGTAGTAGCTGAATTTATTTTTTTGCTAAAATACTCGATGTAACTATGCACTCTAATTTTTTGAGTTTGCATATTTTCCACATATAGTTTCACTTCCTTATATGCTTCTTCAGAACTCATTCCGCATATTAGACCGTACTCAACAATAGAATAATCAAATGTGCCAGCAGTAGGATCGCATTGATTTAACGCCATAGCTAAATCGTTTTCAACAGTTGGTACTGGGCTGTCGAATATCTTTTTAAGTACAATATTGGCAAGTAGGATTAGTTTGACAAACGCGGGCGCCCGAAGTGTAGCAAGCCTACGTTTTTCGGTATAAAACGGATTAACTGAATTAGTGGGCAAATCGTCAATTGATTTACTCTTATGACTCCACATTAAATCCTTTGTATGCACATCGGCAACTTCTAATTTAGAATATAAGTTCTTTTGTACAGGATAGATCACACCCAAGTCGCAGTCTAGTAACCCCTGTCTTAGTTTGTTGGCAATAGGCAAACTACTACCAACCCATACTATTCCGTCGTTACTGAGGTCGTAAATAAAACATTTCATGCAATATTTATAGGGCACTACTTAGACAATGCGCAAAATACATAAATATAATGTTCGATAAAACTTATGCGGTCCCCACCGCGTAGAGCATAGAACGCTATTTAAGGAGAAACAAATGGGACGACCACTAAACAAAAGAAATTTCGGAGCAAATTCGGCCAGCAACCTCAAAGTTCAGTTTTTTAACGGAACTAATAGTGTACCTGGATTTATTGTAAAACAAACTGGAAGTAAGAGATTCGTTTGCCAAGATGCTGGCGGCACAACTGCTACCTGTTTTCTAGTAGATAAGGCCTCAGCCGATTTAGAGGCCGGCGAAATGTCTATTACTGTTGCATTTGACGACGGTACAGTTGCACATGTTACAAAAATTTCAGGACGCAAAATGACAGTTAGCGGAACTCAACAGCCATGGAACTTTAGTTCGAGTATCGTTGATGAGCGTGTACAAGTCGAAGAGGCAGGCACTAACGAAGAGCTAACAGATTCGATTGACTTAGAAGGCGACGAAGAAGTTTAATATCACTCTAAGATGTTAGGTAGCTGCTTCGGCAGCTATTTTCTTATCTAAATATTTGGTATAAATACGTAAAACAGGATTGTTAATGGCTACGGTAAAAAGAACGAACACTGACTACGAAATTTATGCACCAACAGTTACTATTAATGGTAATTTGGTTGTAGTTGGCACAACGAGTCAAATAGAGTCAGTTGATACCCTAGTTTACGACAATTTTTTAACATTAGCTGCCGGGCAATCAGGTGCCCCGGCTATTGATGCAGGTATTGAAGTTGAACGAGGCGATCAGCCCCGCGTTGGTATACGCTGGAAAGAAAGTGACACTAGCTGGCAGTACACTAATGATGGTATTGTTTGGAAATCCTTTTCTAGAACTAAGGTACAGGATGATCCCGACCCTCACCTAGGTGGGAACTTGATCGTCAATGATTTTACAATTACTGCCGATCCCGGACATAACGTTAGTATTGGTCCTGTTATAACGATTCCGCATATAGACGTTGATGCAAATGCAACACCTGCACATAGCACAATATATGCTAAAGAAACTCAAGCTGGAAATACTGGTATATTTGTATCTAATGATCGTGTAGTGGGTCATGAACTAATAACCAAGCGCAAAGCCTTCATCTATTCTATTATATTTTAACATGGCAATAACTAATACAAAAATAAACACAGGATCTACTCCAGTCTATACCAGTGTAGGCGACAATGCTATTGTTGTTGCATACTTTTGCAATACATCGACGAACCCGGCCATGTTTAGTGTTCATGCAGTACCCGAGGGCGGAACAGCCAGTGGGGATAATCTAATTTACGCTAATGTAAACGTAACCGGAAATGACACATATGTTATGGATACCGAAAAGCTAATATTGGGCGATGGCGATTCGATATGGGCTACATCTACAGAAGATGATGTAATTGTAGTGACTATTTTTGACGTTGAGGTTTAATATGGGTCGTTACATCAAGAACACCCAACTTAATACTGGCAGCTATAGCATCAGGATGCCGTACGCTCCTGCATCAGTGGGCCCGAATGCACCAGTTGATGGGTTAGTTAAGTACAATCTCACTATCAACAGAATGCAATATTATAGTCAGGGATCGTGGCGCAACTTTGCCAAAGAGGGGCGAGTTGAGTTGTTAAAAGATACATTTAGCGGGGATGGTGAATCTCGTGCTTTTGGTCCGTTGTCAGTTTCGTATTCTGCCTCAGGCGACGAATTATATGTATTGGTTTTTATTGGCAGTGTTTTTCAGAATCCCGGGGTAGCATACATATTGTCAAATGACACTATTACTTTTACTGGAACTCCGGGTGCAAATCAGCCTATTGTTATTTTACACGGGCTTGGCAGTACATCTACAGTGGACTAACAAATGGCAATAGGACGCATATCTGGACCAATGCTTTTTCAGAACCTGGAAAGACAGGGGCTGGATTTATCAATTGACGGTAACTTATTATACTTTGATGTGAACCGACGTCGGGTTGGTATAAACACCAGCTCTCCTGAATTTGATGTGCATATTGCTAGAGTTGGAGAAACTCCGGCTACTTTCTTTGTTGATGGTAACATTATTGGATCTACAATTACTGTAGCCAATGCATACACACTTCCGACAGAACCCGGTCGTAACGGCGATGTCCTAACTAGCGACGGTAATAATAAAGCTATATGGACTAATGTTAGCTCGGCAAGTCAAATTGATCGTAAAAAGTTTAATTATGAAATAGCCGATTTGCCAGCTGGCGCATACGAAGAATTTACAATGGATTTAGGTATTGCTAGTATTGTGTATGGGCTAACCGTTAGTAGGCCCTGTGTAGTTGAAGTATTTTCTACTCCCGGACTTAACGATACGAACCCTTATACATTCTTGGCCACTTTAGATCACTTAACAGATGACGGTTCAGTACTCTTAAACGACGGTAGTGTTATACAGCAACGTCAATATAGCATTTTTGCTAATCAAGAAGAGCCGGCAAAACCTAAAGTATATGCAAGAGTGTCTAATACAGACGGTGTTTCGGGTAATGTAAGCATAAGCCTTACTTATTTTGCTGCATTGACAGATAATGCAACTGGCGTATATGAGACAAATTTAGTTGAAAATTTGCCCTTAGTTGGATATGAGGGACAAAATTTGCTACAAAAAAGCGATGGAAAAATGTACGTTTGGTACAATTCTAAGTGGAATACCGTTGCTTGAGTTGCTTAGTTTTTTGAACGTGGTAAATAACTTTATGAGCACAAATAATAACCCATTGGGCGAGGAGAATAATTAATGGCTGCAATAGTACCAAACTTTTTTTCAGTAGAGAGAAAAGGATACACAAAAGTATCTGATCTTTTTGTTGATGTTATGAAGGACATGCTTGAACACGGTTTTACCTTTGTCAACTGTTCCAATACCTTGTCTGCCGATCAGGCAATGACATACTGGCAAACCACAGTTCAATCTAGTGGGACCGGACACAAAGTTGGCGAAAAACTTTACGTAACAGACGGGACTAGGCCATTGTACAACGGTACACCTCGCCCGGCCCCTTACGTTCTTGTAACTAGCATCAGCAACACAGGACCAACTGCGGGATCTGTCACTGGGGTCACCGAAGTCATTTGCGACTACGATTTCCCAGTTTGGACTGTTCCGCCAACTGGTAATGTTACGCTGGTTTCGAACATTAGTTCGGGGGCCGCATCTAACGTTATTATTTCGGTAGCTAACGTAGAAGCAGTTACTTACAGAACCGAGGACGAGTTTGGGGGATCTACTGCAAACGTAATTTCGGCACCGCAGCACTTTAGCTTTACATTAGAGGCTGGTGGCACAGTTGATCCATTGAATATTTCGGATTTGTCGGACGCTGGATATAAGGCACCGGCCGATCGCCAGCCATGGCGTGTGCAATTTGTAATCAGTGATGAGCAAAAAGCTTCCGGATCGGTAGCAACTAGTTTGCAAATGAGTTATGACGATGCATTGGGCAAAGTTAAAATTAGTCAAATCACTGACGACTTTGGTACTGTCATTGACAACGTAGGTGCAATCGGCGCAGCTCAACCTGGAGGCATCTTCTCTGACTTGGATTTAAATCAAGGATTTTATAACAGAAAACTAAGGGTTGCAAATCAGGAAAAGACTTTCCCGCTGAGCTACATGTTGTCGATTACTAATCGTGGATTCTTTTTAGGAATTTACGAAGGATCATGGAGTACAATTCGTGCAGCAACTACAGTTAATAGTAACTATTTTAACTGGGTATTGGTTCAGAGACCAGTAGACCGCGGAACTGGTATTACTTTAACTAGAGGCAAAGCACCAGTTTTCCATGTTAACAGTGTTAATTACAAGTATTACAAATCTGTAGTACGTGAAGCTGATATTCTTCACCCTACAAGTGGACCTAGCCCAACACCGGCTACAGGTAACTTGACGATTACAGCAACTGCGGTATCGTCATCTACACCGGCAGCTTGGATCGCAACCGGGGTACCTGATACAATTACTGGCGATACTACTAAGTTTCTTTCAGAACTAACAGCTGGTAGTTCGATCTACGACGGTACCGGAAACTTTATTGGCACTGTAAAGAGTATCAAGAATGATATTGAGTTTACATTCCAACAAAAGCCTTTGAAGTCAGTCACTGCTATAGACTTTTTCTACACACCGCCAAACATCCAAGCATTGCGTGTATTGGCAGATGTGCATAGTCCCGACAGTCACATGATTTTTAACAGCTCGGAACAAGTTGCGCTAACCGAAGATAAAACATATCTATTAAGTTTCCCCCATAACTTAACAACACCTAGATTCCGTTACACAGAAGAACTAGATATGATTGGCACAACTAGCTCTGATGTAGTTATGAGCGGGCAAGACATTCAGTTCAAGACATACAGTGAAGCCGGTAAGCGTACATATCGCGCATTACCTTCTAACGGTGCGTTGAACACTGGACTTAGAATGGCAGTGTTGTGGAAACCAGAGGGCCCGGCTTGGGTTAGTCCAGCAGAAGGAAACCAAGGGGATATCAGAGAAGGCGATCCAATTGACGTAACATTTGTTGCTACCCGTGTACCGGCTGCAACTGGTGATGCGAGAGAAGCACCATACTATAGACTTGAGCGCGGATCGTTCCCAGCCGGCCTAACATGGGATCCTATCGCTGGTAGATTAACTGGACAAATTGCAGCAGCCGATTATTCGGAAAGAACCATTATCAAATTTACAATAGCCGCAGTTAGCGCCGAGTCTGATAAGGGATATACTTCGAGAGACTTCTGGTATACTTTTGTCCCGCAATAATAGAATTAAGGAAATATAATGTCAGTAACAACATACATAAGAGATGGCGTAAGCGATTGCAGAGATCTTATTAGATACCTGGTTAGAGATTTAGAAGGTAAGGGTAAACCGGTAGGAGCCGCAGACGATTTTGTGCCACCGGCCCATATGAAAGTCATTTACCCAGCCGACTTTGACTCTCTGGCCACAGACGAGTTGCCCGATGACACTTTGGTTATATTGGAAAGTACAACGGACATGGATCCATTTGCTCGTGACGATCCGGCAACCGAAGACTTATCTAAAGATCCGTGGCGTATTGCGTTTCATACTAGTAAATGGACTGGTAGAACTACCGCAGCTAACGTTCTAGGAAGTTGGGAACTTACGCCTGATCCTATTGGCATCAACAGTATGGCAATATACGTAGGTACTCCATCGACGTTATACGTTAACGAAAACGGCGATCCTATTATTGGATGGAATTCAGCTAAAACATCTTTGGCACCATATTTGACAGGTTATAATCCACCGTCTGCTACACAATGGAAATACAAAACTACATACGTTCCTAGGGACTTACAAGAGCCTGTGGGAAATACCGGAGCCCCGTGGACCAATACATTTGATCCAACTCCTAATGCAGTTAAGTTTCAGGCAGGCACTGGTGTTGCTCCAGAAGTATACCAGTCCCCGGCAAAATGGGACGGTCCTGATGTTACAGACCCGAGTCAACTGTTTGTTAACAAGTATGTAGTAGCTGGAACAAAAGCCAACACCTTTGGCGGTTTTACAGCAGATTCTAATTACGCATATCCATTGAGTTACAGAATTGTTCTAACAGACCATGGATTGTTTTTAGGATGCTGGGGTCCAGATCCAGAAGAATCTGGAAAAGGGTTTAGCTGGTTATTAGTTCAACGTCCTGTAGACAAGAAGACTGGTATTGTTCGCGGGGTTCCTCTAAATCCAGAAGATCCGGTAAGTGACCAAATTTATTATCCAAACACTCCTAACGTCGGTAACCGACCTCTGTTCTGTGTAAACAGCGTAGGTGGAAAGTACTGGAAATTTGTTGTTCGTGAACACGATAACGGAGTTCCTAGTGTCAGAAAAGATGCTACAGCAAATACACCTGATTCGGGTGCAGTTATTAATCCATATCCGCAACAAAGTTTAACTGAAAATGGCGAGTATGTTATCACTTTCCTAAACAACTTGAATAGCAGCCGTTTTAAGTATGCCGATGAATTGGACATGCTTGGTACTGTAAGTTCGGATGTAGTTGGCGGCGGTTCGGACATCGACGTAAACGTATACAGCGAAGCAAATCAGCGCACATACCATGCATTGTGGAGCTCGGGCGCATTTGGATCTAAAATGCGTATTATGGTAGTTAAGAACGTGCCAAGTCCAAACGCTCTTCCAACAGTGTAATTTGTACAGGCTAACACAATACTTGTTAAGCTTTGGAGGGATTGGATTTAATTAGAGAATTTGTGGGGTAGTAAATGTTTTCATCGATATCAAAGTCTACCCCGCAAACTCAGGCTAGTACCAGCTTTACAGCTACTAGCCCTATTGTCATTTCTACAGTTACTCCCTTTACAATCACAGTAAACGGCATTGTTGCACCTGACTCAACTACAGTTTCTGTTCAACCGGGCGATTTAGTTACAGCCACTGTAACGACTCCAGATGATTATGCATGGCACGAATTTCACTATTATACCATCAACGGCACTCCCCAGTCATTTGCAGTAGTAAATAAGAGCCTATATACCATTCGAGTAAAAGAAGCAGATGCTATCAAACGATGGTACTTGTATTTTCCAACTAATCATACTTTAACTCATCAGAGTCCATCTGGGGCAAACACTGCTATTATCCTAGGGAACAATTTTGATAATATACCATATCAAGTTCATGTAATACTTGATCCCTTAACTGAAAGTGTGTACTTGTACAGTCAAACCGGCGTACAACTAAGTAAAGTTCAGTTACCTGCGCCACCGATTGATTATGTAAAAATACCATCAAAGAACTCTATTGTAGTATTGGCCCATGGGGGCGAGACTTATGAAATTTTTGTAGATAGTAGTAGTCGTGGGTTAGCACCATTTTTTGCTAGACGCGATTACAGCGAGTTTACTGGAGAGCTAGGATATGTTTCTCGACTACCCGGCGAGGATTTAGTCACGTACCTTCGTCGCCTTCGTAATAGAAAAACTATTCCGTCGGCTACCTGTTTAACTTACAACGGTACATATGTTTATGCCGGGGGAAATGGGTCAGTCTGGGTAGTTGATCCTAGGATTGGGTTCCAGCTAATTGGTAATTATGAGATTCCTGAATATGTGTTAAACGTTGCCCCGCTACCTAATAACACAGGAGCATTGGTAGTTACGCAAAGCCAAAAAGTCTATACAATGGATCTTAATGGCACATTTACATTTATACACCAAGGTATAGCGCTATGCCAGCCTGCATTGTTTAATGATAAGGTGTACATACCGGAGGGCGATTTTGGTAAGTTATTAGTCTTTGACCCGGTTACATCGACTATAGAGTCGGAAATAATATTGCCCGAGTTTAGCCCAACATATACAACTGTCACTGATGGTAAAATGTATGTTTGTGGACGCGATACTGAACGTGTGCTGATATTTGATTCTGGTATGAACATAACAGAACGCACGTTTCCAGACATGGTAACATGGGTATCGGTAGTTAACAATTCATTTATTGCATCCCATTGGATGAAGTCCTACAAGACCTTATACGCAGAAGACTTATTCAGGGTAGTTGGCATAGGATTCCCAAAACGATACGGCCCAGTGTCTCATATCGGTACTAACGTTTCCGAGGTCAAAACATTGGGTAACGGGGAAGTCTATGCATATACCCCAAAAGACGCATGGTTGTGGCTCAACGGACAACGAACATATAGCAATGGCACCCGTGGTACTCTACTAGTTGATGGGGATTATATTTCTCTAAACTATGCTGCTCGAATTTCCGGAGCTGCAAGAACTAATTGTGTAATCGGCGATACTGCATACGATTATGATATTGAAGCGTACGACCAGACCTATTATCCTAGGAATATTGAGCTTGGTATTGAATTACCGGGATCAAACAATATACATGTTAGGACTATTGCTCTTCCGGTAAATTTTACCCCTTGCAAGATGTCTATAGAGTATGGAGCCATTAAAGTAAACGATGCATATTATTACGGGGATGTTCCGGTAACCGCCGGCGATGTTGTAGTAGTAGAAATATCAACAAGGGGCAATAGTGCATTGCCAGTTTTCACTATCGGCGCTAGGCAGTTTGTAATCCCGGTGTCAACTAATCCCGGCCAAAGTCCAGTGGTGGTAATGGAATCGGCCGATCTTCAACCAAATTCTCGAATAGTAAACGAAATAGTATTTGGCTTTGAGAAAAGCTTGTACGATTATATCATTCCTGGATACTATGACATTACTGTTAAGAAAAATGACGTTGATATTACTGGAAACTATTACCAGCAGTTTGGTAGTGGTGACAAGCTAGTAGTAGAATTCAACAGTAGTTCGAAAAAGTACGATGTGAAAGACGTTTATATCTTAGGGCCAACTAGCTATCATTTTGTGGCCAAGAATATAATTGACAATCCTATTACATATTTGAATTATGGAAATCTATGGTATCCGTATACTAGGCAATTTGATCTCTATAATCCTGGGTATGAAATCGTCTC